GATACTGAAATCCTATCTGCATATTCTAACCGTGATGGAACTTCACGGAATGGAAAACTGAAATGGTTATCCAAGAATACGAAGATTAAACGTGGTAAAATTAATCTTGTCATGCGTTCTGATAAACAGAAATATGCGACAACGAATGGTAAACCAAATGTATTGATTGATGATTATATCAAGAATATTAACGAGTGGGAAGCCAAAGGTGGAATCGGTATCCACCACACTAATGTGAGTAAAACCATTTCAGAACTTAAACGTCTGGGGTTTAAATAGTATAAATAGACAAACAAACTCTATAGAGTAAGGAGAAAGACAATGGGTTTATGGGGAGCTTCGGACGCAGATGAGTCCAAACCAAAAAATCTAACTACAGCAGAGAAGAAAGAAGTATTTGCGACCACAGCCGGTTGGGTTCGTGAAGCAGGAAACGCCTCTTCTGGTAACGATAATGCAAACGCAGACCCAGAGGTTCTAGTTGCAATCGGTGACCTCACTACCTCGCTTGGTGCTGCTACAATTGACAGTGTTGACCTCAATACTACTGTTGCTGATAAGTCTGATGGATTTACACTCAGTGTTACGGTTCGATACAATGAGGCAGTTGATGTTGTCACAACAGGTGGTACACCAACAATTTCTATTACCAATGGTAACGAAGGTACAGGTACAGGTCGTGGACCACACACCCTATCTTATGCTTCTGGTACTGGAACAAACGAACTTCTGTTCACACTTGCAATTGCTGCTGCTAATGCCGCAACAAACGAAGATGACGTTCTTTCAGTTGGAGCACAGAGTGTTGCACTAAACAGTGGTACAATTAAGGATGCTGGTACAGCAACAAATGCTGAACTTGTCATTACTGCTGGACAGGGCACTGCTGCTGGAACCGTTACTGTTACTGCATAATAGTTAACTAAACATTATAATGGAGATATTATGATTGACGAAGAGATGATTAAGAATCGCATGGAAGTTCTAGTAGAAGATGTAAAGTCTGTACGAGAACGGATTGCAAATGCCGAGAGGCAGATTATGGATGATAAGGCAACGCTAAACGCACTGTTGGGAGCATACCAACAGTGCGAAGCGTTCCTCAAAGAAATTAATGATGAAACAAGTGATGAGGAATGATGCGTTCATGTCCTCAGTAACATTCCCACAATACTGTGGGTTTATATAAGGAGAAGCCAAAATGGCAGACAAGAAGATTACAGCACTAACAGACCTTTCTACAGGTATTGCTACCGCTGACCTTTTCCACGTTGTTGATGACCCAAGTGGTACACCAATCAACAAGAAGGTTTCTGTTGCAAACGTATTTAACTATATCCCCGTTCCCCTTGCAACAAACACCGCAGAGACAGTAACCGCTGATGGTGCTCTTGACATCACAAAGGGTATTCATATCCTAAACGGTGCAAGTGCTACTGTTCAGACAACTCTTGCTGATGCAACAATCGTTGGTCAGATTCACATGATTGTTGCTAAGGATGTGTCAAACACAGTTGACGTTGACCTCACAACAACAATTGGTTCAGCAGCAACACTCACCTTCAACGCAGTTGGTGAATCTGTCACACTACAGTGGACAGGTACAGACGGTTGGGCAGTGATTGGTCACGGTACAGGCGCTACAGGCGACCTTGGTACTGGTCCAGTTATTTCCTAATATTAATTTGGTGTGGGGGGTTCGTCCCCCCACCCATATTTGGAGACAATTATGGCAAGAGATGATGGTAAAAGATACGGTGCTGGTGGTGCTCTCATTGAGACAGTTACCCCACAGGTAGAAAAGAAACCCGCACCCAAGAAAACAACAAAGAAGGTTCAAATTCTAGAGGAAAGAGTTACTGATACTCTCCCTTCAGATGTAGAACCCAAGGATGACTAAAATGAAAAGATTTAAGAAAGTCGTAACAGAAGGTCATGGTAGACTATCAGGTGGTCCAACTGCCGATGCTGCAACTAACCTTAACATGCAAGACTACACAAATCCCGCAGTTATTCGCGCACTAAATTCTTTTGTGGGAACAATCTGTGATAAACATATTTTCCCAGAACAAGCAATTGGAGTTCTAAGAAATAGTCTTAGTAAAATCCAACTCACCTTTGGTGAGGTGCCAGTAATGGAAGGTGAAAGTGGTTCTTTTGAGTTACCTTTGAGTGTCGGTGCGGGTCGATTTGGTAAGAGTACAGATACACCCTTTGATGAGTTTGAGGAAGACGATGGTATTTCTCATGTCAAAGAAGGTGGTCTTACACTAGTTATTGGTTACGAAATGGCTGAAGGAAATTCATATAAGTTAACTGCTTCAGTTAAATAAGAATGTATGAGAAGATAACCCAAGACAATTTCATGATGTATGCAATAAGACATTATGAAAATCCTCAGTGTGAAGGCGAAAAAGAGTTTCATGATGATATGAAGAGGTTTAAGTATATTAAACGTCTTCTGAAAAAGTATAATACTACGAATATATTGAAGGAGAGGTTACTTCTCAACCACATTATTATATTGAGAAACCTATTTGGTAATGACGCATGTGTGACACTACTACTCTTTAAAACTCAGAAGGAATATCTTAACGCATTAAAGTCTTTCCTAATATTTCTAAATATGATTAGAGAGGATGAGTTGAAGAGTATCGAAACTGATCCACATGTATTAGAAATATTAAGGAAACGAGTTTAATGGGTAGAGCGATAGACTTATTTGTAACATACAGATTCATAAAATTACTTGTCACTCCCTTTGACAAGACAGAGGCATATAAACTCGGCATCATTGATGCAAAGGGTAATCGTGTTATGCCTCCGCCCAAGAATGGTGTGAGACAGACAAAACCAGAGCCTCTTCGCACATCTGAAGAGAAGAACGCATATACCATTCTGCATAAACTGGTTTTCAATATCAAGAAAATATTTGACAAGGTGCCTGGTCTTAGAACAAGACTAGGAACCTATGCTGCTGCCCTGTTTCTACTCAAAGACACATTCAAGGAATCGGTAGATGACCCTGATGTGTTTGAGAGAGAGTTCATGAAGTATCTCAAGGAACAAGGATATGAGATTGATGACACCATCATGGAAGAGGTTGTAGGATTTGGTGAGGTACTTCCAAAGGGAGAATACACACTAGTCAATGATATTCTAAATAATGAAGAGGAAGAACTTACTGCAAAGGCAGGAGACAAGGTGATTGCATATGATGATGAACCACCTGTTGATACTGTTCTTGGAGTAGAGATTTTCCCCATTATTCATGTTAAGACACAAGAAAAAATATACGTCAGTTTGGAGGACATAAAATGAAACGCTGGACAGAGGTTTCCCCATATTCTGGAATTGAAGAAGATGCACCCGCAAATAACGCAAGCAGTGGTGACGTTTCTATGCCACCAGATGCAGTTATGGACAAAAAGAAAAAGAAGAGAGATGCACTCTTTGATGCACGAACCAAGGCATATCGTCAACATCGTGCAAAACTTGAGGCGGCAAGAGAGAGACGTGCTGCACAGAAAGAGTCTAAGTTCGTCAAGAAGGTAACTTCAGAGATGGCATATGGTGCTGGTTACGACACCACAAAACCAATGGCTGCACTGAACGCACAGAAGTCTGCAACTGGATATGACCTCTACCACAAAACCTTTTCTGGTGCCATGCAACATGCATACAAGTTTGCAAAGAGCAAGGGATACACTGTACAACCTAGTGAGATTGATAACAAGGTTGCGAGTGGTCCAAGAAAACCAAGTTCTGGTAAGACTAACAGTTATATCCTAGATACCGATAAGAAACAAAGGGTACATATTCAAGTTGCTAATCTCGATAATAAGAGATATGAACTTAACATGTATATCACCTAATGAAAAACAAACTTGATATTTACAGTTTTCTAACGGATGTTCCAGAAGAACCAAAACCACAACCTATTAAGGAAGAGGTTGTTGAGACTCCTGTTGAGACTAAACCTGTAGAACCAACTGAATACAAGTTTAAGTTTAAAGAAGTCGTTGCTGAAGAAAAGAAAAGCATCAAGAGAAATATCTTTGAGTTTTTAGTTTCAGAGGACAATAGTGTAGAGGTTGAGAGTATAATTGAATCCTTTGATCCTGTACAACTTCTAGAGGTTGTTGAAGAGGTTAAAGAAAACGTTTTAATTGATTCAGAAATTCCAGAGGACGCAAAGAAACCAAGAGAACGACTTATTCAACGTTTCGAACCAGTAAAAGAAAAGTTCTCACAGTCAGACGTTGATGGACTAGAAAAGTTTGCTGACCGTATTCTTAAGAAGTACGATATTGATGTTGAGTTCACACGCCACTTCGTGGACCGACTGAATGACCAACGAAACAAACCAGAAATCAAGGTAGCAGAACTACAGAGGTTCTTCAAGAAAATTCAGAAGAACAAGGGTAAGGACATTCGACAGAATCCAGATGTCGAGGTTGTCCTCAAAGACCTTGCCTCTGATATCAATCTTCCAGTGGTCATCAACTATAAGAATGGTGAGTTTGAAGTTGTCAATAAGACAGTCATGCGTAAGAAGGACTTTAAGACACCAAACAAAGTCATTCAGTATGAGATTAACAGACCTTCAAAAGAAGATCAGATTAAGGAACAGAGTAAACGTCTTGGTATCAATACAAGTGTAGTTGATGATGCAATGAAACTTGCAGACAAGTCTCTTCAGGCATACGAAGAAGAGAACATGGCAACGAGAATTGCCAAGAAACTGCATGACGACAGACACAGATTTGATCAGTCTTTTGATGCACAAGAAGTAAAACCAAAAACAGAAGTAGACATTCTTCGTGAAGAACTCAATCTTCTCAAGAAGAGTATCGCCACACAGTTTGGTAAAATGGACTATGGTAGTGGTGAAACCCAACTACAATGGTTAGATGATCTTGATCGAACCAGTGCCAGAGTAGATGGTAAGTATCTAAGATATAGTGCCGCAACTGGAATGTGGGGTGGTGCTGATGCCGAGGGTGATAACCAAAACGGTATCGAATGGCAAGCCGTAAAGACAGATGACTTTACTGCAATTTCTGGTGAAGGATACTTTATAAATACTACGAGTCAGGCAATTACCATGACTCTACCCGCTGCTCCAGCACTAGGCGATGAAGTTGCGATTATTGATTATGCTGGGACAGCAAATACGAACAATATTATTATTGATCGTAATGAAAATTTGTTTAACGGAGTAAACCAAAATATTACCGTCGATACTGCCCGTGCTGCATTTAAACTGGTATTTACTGACGGTACTCAAGGTTGGATATTAACGAATAAGTAAGAAGGATACTTAAGATGGCTGATCCAGTAAAATATAGTGAAGCTGCATATGGAGATGTTGGCACTGCTTTAGTAATTAATGACGTTTCTGACGTTACTATTACATCAGTATCAGATAATCAAGTTCTTGCATATGATGCCGGAACTGGAAACTGGGTGAATACTGGTAGTTCTGCTGTCAGTACTCTTGCTGATTTGACTGATGTTGATGTAACAGCAAAGTCTAATGGGTCTATTCTTCAATACGATAGCTCAACCTCTAAATTCGTCGCAAGAAACGAAGTAAATGAAAATACAGGAACACTAACCCTAAACGGCGGTGCGTTCTAATAGGAGACCATATAAATGGCAACTACAATTCAAATAAAGAGGAGTACAGGTACTTCTGCACCAGCTACACTTAAACTGGGTGAATTAGCATACACCTACGGAACTGGTACACAGGGTAACAACGGTGATAGACTGTTTATCGGTGAAGGTGGTGTTGACGGTAATGGTGATGCAAATAACATCACTGCTATTGGCGGTCAATATTTCATAGACCAGTTAGACCACGTTGCTGGTACACTAACTGCGTCTTCTGCACTTCTCGTAGATAGTAACAAGGCCATTGATGAAGTCTTTGTAGGTAATAATGCGACCACTGGTGGTACTTTAAAAATCAATGAAGGTACTGACAATGGTTCAAACTTTGTCGGACTTAAAGCTCCTAATAACATCACCACTTCTGTAACATTTACTCTTCCATCTGCTGACGGTTCAAATGGTCAGATTCTAACAACAGATGGTTCTGGTGGACTATCCTTTGCAAGTGCCGCATCTAGTTCATTTACAATTGCCGCAGATAGTGGTTCAGATGACATTTTCAATACTGGTGGTACACTAACTTTTGCTGGTGGTACTGGTATTGATACAACAGTCTCAGATGACCAGATTTCTGTTGCAATTGATAGCACAGTTGCAACACTAACTGGTTCTCAGACACTAACAAATAAGACACTTACTGCTCCTGTAATCAGTACAATTAGTAACACAGGAACACTAACTCTACCTACATCTACAGGTACACTTGCTCTTACCTCTGATGATATCACAGGTAATGCCGCAACTGCAACTGCCCTAGAGACTGCCAGAACAATTGGTGGAGTATCCTTTAACGGTACTGCAAACATCAATCTACCTGGCGTTAACACTTCTGGTACACAGGATACTTCTGGTAACGCTGCTACTGCAACTGCACTAGAAACCGCACGGACGATTGGTGGTGTATCCTTCGATGGTACTGGTAACATCAACCTACCTGGCGTTAACACTTCTGGTACACAGGACACCAGTGGTACGGCTGCACTTGTTACAGTTACAGATAGTACTGCAAACACAAACTTCCCTGTTGTGTTCCATGACGAGTCCAATGCTCTACTTGATGACACTGGTGCATTGCGTTATAACCCAAGTACAGGAACTCTACTTGTACCAAATCTACAGGTTGCAGGAACTACAACGACTGTTGATACAGTTACAATGAACGCCGCAAATGCAATCGTATTTGAGGGTGCAACTGCTGACGATTTCGAAACAACTCTAACCATCACAGACCCAACTGCTGATAGAACAATTACTCTACCAAATGTAACAGGAACAGTTGCACTAACATCCAGTGATATCACAGGTAATGCAGCTACTGCTACTGCACTAGAGACTGCCCGAACAATCGGTGGTGTGTCATTCGATGGTACTGGTAATATTAACTTGCCTGGTGTTAATACCTCTGGTACACAGGACACTTCTGGTAATGCCGCAACCGCAACTGCACTAGAGACCGCAAGAACAATTGCTGGTCAGTCCTTTGACGGTACTGCAAACATTACGATTGCATCAACAGACTTGAGTAACACTTCTGCAATTGCTCTGTTGACTTCATCTCAGACACTAACCAACAAGACGATTAGTGGTTCTTCAAACACCCTAAGTAATATTGCTAACTCTTCACTGTCAAATAGTACAATTACTATTACTGGTAGTGATTCATCATCTGATGCTGTTGCACTTGGTGAAACATTGACAATTGCGAATGGTGAGGGTATCGTAACGGCAATCTCATCTAACACCCTGACAATTACAGGTGAAGATGCATCAACTTCTAATAAGGGTATTGCCTCATTCAGTTCAGACAACTTCACAGTATCAAGTGGTGCAGTAACAGTAACAACGATTGATGGTGGTACGTTCTAAGGGTAGTATAAATGCCAACTGTTATAAAGTTAAAGAGGGGAACAACAACACCAACCAATAGTGATATTACTAGTGGTGAGGTTGCTGTTGATACCTCAGCAAAAAAGATTTATATAAATGATGGTGGCACTGTAAAGTTGATTGGTGTTGGGGATGCTGCCTCTTCGCCTATACAAGTATTAATCAAAAACTCCAGTGGTACAACAATCAAAATTAGAGTTGGATTGAATGCTGGTGGTACAACTACTAATATTAAAAACTCTGCTGGAACATCATTAAAAACAGTTATTGGTCCATTTATCAGTGGTGACGCCACATTCTAAGGATAAAACCATGTTGAAAATTTATATGTTACTAATCGTGTTAGGTCTTCTTGGTGGAGTGGGGTATGGTGCATACTATTACTACAAGGATACACAGCAACGTATTCAAACTCTCTCTGAGAATAATGCGAAGTTAGAGGTTGCAACCAAACTTCAAGAAGAGACAATCAATACCATGATTGAAGACAGACAGAAATTTGAAGAGATAAATAGAGAATTACAGAAAGAATTGCAGACTGCTGAGAGATATGGTGACCAACTCCGTGCAACTTTGCAGAAACACAACTTAACACATCTGGCAAATAAGAAGCCAGGATTGATAGAAAAGAGGATGCAAAATGCGACCAATAGGTTATGGGATTGTCTTGCTGACCTTACTAACCCTAACGGCGTGCAGTTGGAGGCCGGAACCAAAAATAGTAACTGTAACAAAGACAGTACGGACGGAAGTTCCAATAGTGCAGCACCCCAAGCAAGTTCAACTAAATGACGTAAAGATTTACGTTGTATCAAAACTGAACTACGATGAGTTTATTAAAGAGTATGAAAAGAAGAACGGTGCAGATTCTTATATTGCACTGTCAGTAAAGGATTACGAGAACCTAAGTTTGAATTTTGCAGAACTTAGGAGATACATAGAACAACAGAAACAAATCATTCTATACTATGAGAAGGCGGTGACCCCAGAAAAGGAGAAACCCGATGACGGAGGAAGTCAAAGCAAGTAGTATAGAACGCCATCCTGCCGATACAAACGGAGATGGAGTTGTTGACCCAGTAGAACATGAAATGTATTTGGAGTTCAAACGCAAAGAACTTGAAGATGCAGATGCGATGAGAGATGCACAAAGAACAATGGCATGGTACTCACTAGGGGGTATGTTAGTGTATCCAGTTATCGTGGTTCTTGCATCTGTGTTTAATTTAGAACAGGCCGCAAAGATTCTTGGTGATATGGCAGGAGTATACTTTATCGCAGTCGCTGGTATTGTCGCAGCATTCTTTGGTGCTCAGGCAATCGCAAAACCTAAAAAATAAGGAATAATACGATGGGTAAGTTTAACGATAAAATCAGTGCAGAGTTTCATCCACCACGCAAGTGGATTTTGGAAAGGGCTCTCAGTTATACAAATGCAGACCTTGATGTGGATAGTCTCAAGAGTGTTGGCGTACAAGTCACCAAGGATGGAAAGATTACATGTAAGAAAGGTTTCGTCACAGACCTTGCATCTGTTCCACGCATCTGTTGGATGTTGATTGCACCTTGGGACATTGCCCGTGCAGCAATTATTCATGACCTTCTCTACAAACGTATTCGTCAGTATCGGGCAGAGGCTGGTGATTTGATTGAGAATTTAAATGCACAGGAAGTTGTTGATACTTACAAGGCAGCAAAGAAGGAAGCAGACAAGGTATTCCTTGCTGCAATGAAAGATGCAGACCCATCAGTTCCAAAGTGGAAGATTTATTCTGCGTACTATTCAGTAGTACTCTTTGGTAGGTGGTCAATTATACCTAGAGAGGAAGACTAATGTTTGACTGTTTTTATGCATTCTGTGAGAAATATGGTTCAAAACTAAATTGTTGGGCTTGGAACAAGAGATGGAGAGATAGAACGAATGGAACAGGATACAGAAAAAAAGTGTAAGTCTTGTGAACACGATTGTCATTGTGACACACTTGTATGTGTAGAATGTCAATGTGGTGGTTGCAATTGTGCAGAAGAACCTAAACGCCCAGATTGGGGTTAAATGATAAATTATAAAATGGAGTGAAATATTATGAAAATACTGATACCATTCTCTGGTGGAGTTAATTCAACATATACTATGTGGAGATGGTTAACAGAAACAGACTGTGAAATAGTTGCAAGATACGCTACTGAAGAGTTTGAAAAAGATGACACCAATGATGCTGCAATAAAAAAACTTAAAGATATTATCCTTTTTTTAAAGTCTGAAACTAGAGATTTTGTCTTTGAAGAGATTAACTGGACACCGACATATAAAGAAGAGTGGGTGCCGATTAGGAAGGGGTTTAAAGCAGGAACTTATAATATTGGTGCTCTTAGACCAAGATATGAAACTTATCCTGTATGGGTTAAAGAGACTGGCGTTGATGCGATATCAGTCGGTATATCATTAGAAAATACTGCTTCTTCCTGTCATGATATGCTTAGAGAACATCTTGAGAGTGCAAAGGTTGACATATATTTAACGGGGACTCCTGATTTAGAGCCAGTGCCAACTGGTGATGATTTTGATTATGATGAAATTGCCAAAACTTTGACGGGAAGATTTGAACAATATGAATTTTTACCAGATGAGTTAAAAGTTTTATCTCGTAGATGTCATACATCGACATGTAAAAAAAGACAGTGCCGTGATTGCGCGTATTGGCGCACCTATGAAAAATTTGTCAGTGAGGGTAAGACAGGTAGAGATTTCGATTTGTATTGTGCAGAAAAAGGAAGTTACGGCCCTTGGAGACACGAAGCAGACCCAGAAACTTATATTTACAGGGGTGCGGTACATAGGTCACCTATAGCAGCTGCTGCTCGTGAAAGACCAATTTTACCATACTTGGATTATTATTAACCATAAATATTAGTGGAGAATAGAAGACATGTGGTTTTTTCTGATTAGTAGTATTGCAAGTAGCATAATTGGAAGTGCGGCAGATAGTTGGTTTGCCGATACCAAACTAGGACGCTGGTTCTATAAAAAGGTAGATGATGTAGCATCATGGTCCTCTAAAAAATTGGGATTAAAAGTCCTACAGAATGAAGACAACTGGCGAAAAAAATATCCTAACGTTGCTAAGAAGATTGATGATTTGGAGGCAAGAATCTTAGAACTAGAAAAGGAGAAGTAAAATGTTTGGTTGGATTAAAGATAGAATTATGGAACGTACATCATGGGACGGTGGTGCTCTTATCGCTGTTGGTGTGATTGGATTGTTCCTCTCAGCAATTATTCCAATGAACCTCGTTTGTTGGGCAGCAATTGCTTGGGGTGTTATCACTCTCGTTAAGTCAGAGGGTTAAGTTATGAGTGAGTTGGAAACAGAGGTTCGTCTTCTCAAGAAAGAACTAGAGGACCAGAGAAAAATTCATGATCGTCTAGATATCGCAATTGAGAAACTTACCGATGTTTCCAACTCCATTAACCGTATGTTGGCGGTGCATGAAGAGAAGATTGCAAGACAGGAAGAAGCACTCTATGGTGCAGAACAACAGATTGAAGTTCGTCGTAGTGAAATGATGTCAAAGATAGACGAGTTACATTCTCGTATCACTACGAATACCAAAGAAATCATGGCTGCTGCAGCACAACAACATGCAGAACAGAACAAAGAAATACAGAAAATTCAGAGAGAGATTGAACACCGTGTCGGTGTCCTAGAGAAGTGGAGACACGTTCTAATTGGTGGGTCTATTGTTATTGGATTTTTATTGCATAAATTTATCGACTTTACTTGACAATATCCTATAAATCTGTTAATGTATGTTCATGTACATTGACATAAAATATCTAAATCTTATCAGTAGTCAACTTCTCTTGTTCAAGAAGAAGTCTGACTATAGTTGGAACTTTCGTTGTCCATACTGTGGAGACTCACAGAAGTCACGCACGAAGGCTCGTGGGTATGTCTTTCGTAAGAAGAATGACCTGTTCTTCAAGTGTCATAACTGTGGGGTGGGAGCAACACTTGGTAATCTCATCAAGCATGTAGACTCAAAAACTTACAAAGACTATATATTTGAACGATACAGATCAGGGGTCAAGACTAACAACCCTGAGCCGGAGTTTAAGTTCGATGCACCAGTCTTTCGCAAACGGGATATCTTCAAAGGTCTATCTTCCATCTCGGAACTCTCAGAAGATCACCCCGCAAGAAAGATTGTCGAAGCAAGACAACTCCCAAAGGACAGACTATCTGACCTGTATCTCTGTGAGTCATTCTTTAAATTCACGAACACTCTAATCAAGAATAAGTTCCCGTCTGTGGAGGGCGACCACCCCAGACTCCTTATTCCATTTCGTGACGAGAAGGGTGACATTTTTGCATACCAAGGTCGAGCCTTCGGTGTAGAGATACCTAAGTATATCACCATCAAGTTGGACGATGGTGAGAAAGTTTTCGGTCTTGACAGACTGAACAAGAACAAAACGGTTTATGTTGTTGAGGGTCCAATTGACAGCATGTTCCTAGACAATGCGGTTGCTACAGCAGACGCTGACTTGACAAAGGCAGAGTTTGATGACAGTATCCTAGTCTTTGATAACGAACCACGAAACAGGGAGATATGCAGGAGAATAGACAAAGCGATTAATGCAGGGAGAAGAGTTTGTTTATGGCCTGAATCGAATCCCTTCAAAGATATTAACGAGATGATACTCGGTGGTTACACCCAAGAAAACATTACAACACAAATAAATCAAAATATCTTTTCTGGTTTAGAAGCAAAGGCGAGGTTTGCGAATTGGAAAAGAGTATAGGAGACAACAATGGCAACAGCAGAGGTAGTTTACCTTGACCTAGAAGAAGAGTATCTAGGTATCAAAATCGACAGAACAAAAGACAACAACTTATCAGAACAAGCAAGAAAACTCCTAAAAGATTATTACCAGTTAAAAGAAGAAACCTCTGCACAACAATCATATGCTCGCGCCGCTGTTGCCTACTCCTACGGAGACATGGACCTCGCACAACGCATCTATGATTATGTCTCAGAGGGGTGGTTCATGTTTGCATCACCTGTTCTTTCCAATGCACCACTCCCAGGCGCAAAGGTAAAGTCTCTACCTATTTCTTGTTTCCTAACCTATGTTCCAGATAGTCTAGAAGGACTCATCGACCATAGTGCAGAACTCCGTTGGTTGTCTGTCAAAGGTGGTGGTGTTGGTGGACACTGGTCTGCTGTTCGTGCAGTATCAGAGAAAGCACCAGGCCCTATGCCATTTCTACACACGGTAGATGCAGACATGACTGCATATCGTCAGGGAAGGACACGCAAGGGTTCCTATGCAGCATACATGGACATCTCACATCCAGACATCATTGAGTTTGTTAATATGCGTATTCCTACTGGTGATGTAAACCGTAAGAACCTAAACCTACACCACGCAGTCAACGTGACAGACTCTTTCATGAGAGCAGTAGAACGTGACGAGGTGTGGGACTTGGTTGATCCAGACGATGGCACAGTTCGTGATAGTATGAGGGCAAGGAAGTTATGGGAACTTCTACTGGAGACACGGTATCGTACAGGTGAACCATATCTAAATTTCATTGACACTGCAAACCGTGCCCTACCACAGACGATGAAAGAGAAGGGTCTAAAGATTCACGGTTCTAATCTCTGCAATGAGATTCATCTTCCTACTAGTGAAGACCGCACTGCTGTGTGCTGCCTTTCATCTGTGAACCTAGAGAAGTATGATGAGTGGAGTAAGACACCCATGATTCGTGATCTTATTCGATTCCTAGACAACGTTCTACAGTTCTTTATCGACCATGCTGGTGATGAGATTTCCCGTGCTCGTTATTCTGCACAACAGGAACGTTCTCTTGGTCTTGGTGCAATGGGTTGGCATTCTTATTTGAATCGTCATCGTATTCCTTTTGATTCAGAGGATGCAGATAAAAAGAACGTCGAGGTATTTGAGTATATCAAGACGCAGGCTGTGAAGGAGACAGAAAAACTTGCAGAGGAACGTGGTGAGTGTCCAGACATGGAAGGGACAGGAAGACGTAACTCACATCTTCTTGCAATCGCACCTAACGCAAACAGTTCCATCATCGTGTCTACATCACCTTCTATCGAACCACTGAAGGCAAACGCATACACGCATAGGACTCGTGCTGGTTCACATCTGGTCAAGAATATCTATCTTGAAGAGGAACTAGAGAAGGTGGGTAAGAATGACCAGACAACTTGGAGCAGCATCATCACAAACGGTGGTTCTGTGCAACACCTTGATTTCCTATCAGACGAGGTGAAGGATGTATTCAGAACTGCCATTGAGATTGACCAAGATGCAATCGTGAGACAGGGTGGACACAGACAGGAGTTTCTATGTCAGGGACAGTCACTAAATGTGTTCTTTCCCTCTGGTGCAGATCGTGGGTCACTGCATAAGGTACACTACAACGCATGGAAGTATGGATGCAAAGGTCTATATTATCTACGCACAGAAACATCTAACAAAGCAGAGAACGTGTCTATCAAGGTTAAAAGAGAAGCACTGAAGGATTATGAAAGTCAAGCAATGAGCCAGGAGGAATGTGTCGCATGTCAGGGATAAGAATCGTAACAAAAACAGATTGTCCATTTTGTACTATGGCAAAGACATGGTTTAAGGATCATGGATTTGAGTATGCAGAGGAACTTATGGATAATGAGGAAGAACGTCTTGCCTTCTATCAGTCCATCAACGGTATCAAAGAGACTGTTGGTGAGAACACAGCAGTGCGTCGAGTGAACTCTGTCCCACAGATTTTCATTGATGGTGAACACATTGGTGGTTACGATGACCTCATGAAGAAGGCAGATGACCTTCTTCGCAAGAGAAGTGGTGGTGGTCTGCTTGAGTTCAGTAAGACATACAAACCTTTCCACTATCCTTGGGCTGTGGAGATTACCACTCGTCATGAGAAGGCGCATTGGATTGAGGACGAACTGGACTTGTCAGAGGACGTATCAGATTGGAAGTCTGGTAAGGTTACACAGGTAGAGAAGGAATACATCACAAACATTCTTCGTCTATTTACACAGTCTGATGTTGCAGTTGGTCAGAACTACTATGACCACTTCATTCCCAAGTTCAAGAACAACGAGATTAGAAACATGCTCGGTTCCTTTGCATCCCGTGAGGGTGTCCACCAGAGAGCATATGCACTTCTGAACGAGACACTTGGACTGTCAGACAGTGAGTACCATGCGTTCCTTGAGTACAAAGAGATGATGGACAAGATTGAATTCATGCAGGACTCTGACGTTGGAACCATTCGTGGTCTTGGACTTGCACTCGCAAAGTCTGTATTCAACGAGGGTGTTGCACTCTTCGCATCATTCGTCATGCTCCTCAACTTCCAACGTTACGGTAAGATGAAGGGTATGGGTAAGGTTGTTGAGTGGAGTATTCGTGACGAGTCCATGCATGTCGAGGGAAATGCAAAGACATTCCGTCAACTCTGTTCAGAGAAACCAAAGATTGTGAACGACGAGTTCAAAGCAGAGATTTACAATATGGCTCGCATTGCAGTCAAGTTAGAGGATAAGTTTGTTGACCTCGCATACAAGATGGGTGAGATTGAGGGTCTAGATGCATCTGAAGTAAAGACCTATATAAGATATATCACAGACCGTAGACTTCTACAACTTGGTCTGAAGACAAACTTCAAGGTGAAAGAGAATCCTCTGCCTTGGTTGGAATGGGTATTGAACGGTGCAGACCACACAAACTTCTTTGAAAATCGTGTTACTGAATATGAAGTCGCGGGATTGTCAGGTAGTTGGGACGAGGCATATTCGATAGAAGCAGCATGAAATTAGTAGTATGTGAATCATGTGAAGCAGAGTGTCAGATTAAACATCATATGGATGATGATTACTACATGATTTCATTTTGCCCATTCTGTGGTGAGGGTTTGGAAGACGAACTTGAGCATGATATAGAATGGGAAGAGGATGACGACTAATTTTTATATTAATGGAACACGAAGGGGTCTTGGTAAAGCACTTAGTACATTCTATGACACGGTAGACACCCTAGAAGAATGTGACGTTTTCATAAACAACAAACACGATGGGTTTCAACAAGTTGAACTGTTGTATAAGGCTGCTGAACTCAACAAACGTATAATCAACATAGGATCAAACTCACCTGATCAACGTGGAAATAGGATTAGAACTTATCCAACTGAGAAAGCAGCACTAGACTTTGCTAACGATCAATTATATTATCTTGGAATAAATACGACGATTGTGAGATTTGGTCGTTTTGATACTGAAAGAGTTGCTCATATTGATGCACCAAAAATGACAGTATCATATTGTGTGAGTGTGATTGATTGGATTCTTAATCAACCATACAGAGTTAAAGACATAACGGTGTGTCCATGAAGACTCAAAGTGCAAAGGCAAAAGGACGCAGACTTCAACAGTGGGTTCGCAATCTATTAATCGAAGAACTGAAAGTACATCCAGAAGATATTGAGTCTCGCAGTATGGGTGCAGGGGGTGAAGACCTCATCATGGCCCGTGCTGCGAGAGAGAAGTTTCCTTACTCAATTGAATGTAAGAACCAAGAGGCAGTGAACGTATGGAAGTCATACGAACAGGCAACAGAGAACTCTGGTAACTACGAACCTCTATTGATAATCAAAAGAAACAACAGTAAACCACTTGTCGTTATTGACGCAGAATATTTCGTGAGACTACATGATGAAAGAGATTGAACAGAAATACATAGAACAGTATAAACTGCACCACAGTGATACTACAAAGTTCCCAGGCAATTCTTATAAACACCAACACAATCTCGTTGCACATTTGGTGCAAGAGACAGGCTCTAAAACACTCCTAGACTATGGATGTGGTAAGGCTCGGCAGTACACAGTTGAGAAACTACACGAAGAGTGGGGTTTTATGCCAACACTTTATGACCCAGCAGTACCAGAGTATGAAAACCTACCAGAAGGTCCATTTGACGGTATCTATTCCACAGATGTTATGGAACATATCCCTAGAGAGATAATTCCGTCAATCTTTGAATACATATATAGTAATGCACAGAAATTTGTGTTTTTAGGTATATGTACTCGACCTGCCGTGACAATATTACCCAATGGTGAAAATGCACATTGTACAATTGAGCCGATGGATTGGTGGGTTGAAATGATAAATAGACATGCACCTAGAAGTGTTTATACTCATGTTCATACTTATGGTCTTGACAATAACTACATGATTTTGAATTGGTCCTAAACATCTAACTCTTGGAGTTGATATGGAACCAAGTATTTTCGACTTTATAAAAGAGGTCGGATTCCCCATCGCTGCAGCCTGCGCCGGTGGGTATTTCGTATTTCTGACAATGCGTTTTATTTTAAATGGTGTCATGGACTCTGTTGGTCGCATGAAGGGTATCATTGGTGCCCTCGACAACAGAGTACAAACCATGAACCATGATATTATCCGAATTGATACATTGATGAGTACCGCATTTGGTGTGAAACCAGACATCAGCCGTATTGCTCGTGCTGATGGTAAAAATGATACGAGGAAAGATTGACGATGGATATTGCTGCACTGATAAAAGATTTTGGATTTCCAATTGTAGCAGCAGTAGGACTTGGGTATTTTGTGTACTATGTTTGGAATTGGGCAACGAAGGAAGTTGACCCTGTAATTAATGAAGCGAATGTTACTTTGATTGCTTTGATTGATCGTATTCGTATGTTGGATAATGACTTAATACGACTGAATCAAAAACTTACTATGATTTTGGAATATCTGGATAAGGAAAAGCAAGATGAAGTACAAAAACGAGACTGAGAGACTTGCATGGGAAAGATTAAGGAAATCTAACCCATACATTTACACATATAAGGAGATGTTGTTTTCCAACTTTTCTACTTTTATCTGCTCTCTAATTCTTGGAATTTTTCTTGGGTTATTTCTGATGACTGCTGCATATGGTTCTGAGTTGAAGCACACATGGAAGTCACCAGTATTTACAGGGAACGGTTACAGTCAACATGTTCTAACAATTGAGAACCTAACGTTTCAGAGAAAACAGGATATCAAGGCGAAGGAAGAGTCTGCAAGAAGAGAGGCAGAGAGAGAATCAGAGAACACCAATCTAAATAAGTTCTTAAAGAACTTTGAGAGTAGAGTGTATGCAGAGTTGAGTAAACAGTTGAGTGAGAAATTATTTGGAGAGGCCGCAGAGGAAAGTGGTACAATTGAGATTATGGGAAACACAGTTGCTTACAGTACGGTTGGAGACGAGGTTTCATTAGTTGTAACTGCCGCAGATGGTACAGTAACAACTCTAGTTATTCCAACAAGTGGATTTGGATTTTAGGAAGAATGGATGCGAAAGATAATATTATGTTTGATGTTGTCACTTACATTAGCAGGATGTATGTCGGCGGAGGCTATCACACAACCACCTGAGATAGCAAAGACACCTATGGGAAATAAACTTAGAGATTTCCCACAGATATTAAACGGTAAACCTGTCAGTGTTGCTGTGTATTCTTTTACTGATAAAACAGGACAAAGAAAACCAGCAGACAATATCGCAAATCTGAGTAGTGCAGTTACACAGGGTGCAGAAATTTATTTGATAAAAGCATTGATGGACATGGCGGATGGTAAGTTCTTCAATGTAGTGGAGAGGTCAGGACTAGACAATCTTATCAAAGAAAGACAGTTGATAAGAAATACGAGACAGAAATTTGATGGGGAGAAGGCAAAAGAATTAGGGGCATTACAGTTTGCAGGAATTATGATCGAAGGTGGTGTGGTAGGTTATGATTCTAACAAGTATACTGGTGGATTTGGTGCCAGAGTTATGGGTATCGGTCCAATGACAGAGTGGAGAATGGATGTTGTAACGATTGGACTTCGTGTCGTCAGTGTTTTAACTGGTGAGGTTTTGATGGCAATTACAACAGAGAAAACTATTCTTAGTACAAACATGGGGGTGAATGTATTTAAGTTCTATGATATGGGAACAAAAGTTCTGGAGATTGAAGCGGGAACTTCTACGAATGAACCAGTAAATTATGCCGTGAGACAGGGTATTGAAAAGGCGGTGATTGCAATGGTGGAAGAAGGTAGAAGAAAAAAACTCTGGGACTATAAAGGAGAGACTCAATGAGAACAAGGTTAACAGTTGCGGCTTTAGCATTGTTAACTATGATACCATCAGCATATGCTGATAACGTGATTTACATTGACCAAACAGGGTCAAGCGCAACAATAAACATAAACCAAGACGGTACAAGTAACCGTGTCGGTGCTAGTGGTGATGCAAGTATCAGTGATGGTGCTACAACCACAATGGACATCGACCAAGTGGGTACGAGTAACACCCTAGATTATGACATCTATGGTGATACTGCGAACATCACATCTAACATCACAGGTAACAGTTCTGATATTGACATTGAAGTTGGTACAACGGGTGGTTCGAATGGTGGTAGTGATGATGTGAATATTACAATCAACGCCAGCGGTGGTAATAGTAACACAGTTAGTACTAATGTTGGTAACACTGCCAGTGGTGTTGACGATGTTGATATTGATGTAGATATCAGTGGTGGCAGTAATGATGTAACGATTACAGAAAACTCAACTGCTGCAAGTATCACAGATAAACTAACAGATGTTGATATCACAGGTAGTACAAATACAGTGACCATCACCAAGAGTGGTGCGTCACAACATGATACAACACTAAACATGACAGGCTCCAGTAATACTGCAAGTATTACACAATCTGGTGCAGAGGCAAGTACGGTAGATGTTACAACGGACGGCAGTAGTTCTTCTGTCACTATTACTGTTACCGACTAGTTCGTTTGCAGCAGTAGGGTCAGTAGAGAAGGCAACAGGACCAGCAGAACTCTTTCGAAGTAAGGAGAAACTTGACGTAAAGAGAGACACTGGTATTGAGATGAATGATGATATTCGCACTGGTAACGGTGTGGTCGGCATTGGTTTTGATGATAAGACAAAGGTGCAGATAGAGAAGCACAGTAAACTTATCATTGATGATTTCGTGTATGATGCGAGTAAACCTACGACAAGTAAACTTGGACTCAAGGTTGCACTAGGCACAGTGAAATATGCAAGTGGGTTGATCGCAAAGAACAATCGTCAGGCAGTCGCAATTAGTACACCCACCGCAAGGATTGGTGTTCTTGGAACTGCATTCAGTATGACAGTTGACGAGATTGGTAAGTCCCTCATCATTCTGTTACCCAATGCAGATGGAAGTGTGGGAGAGATATCAGTTGAGTCAGACGTAGGACAAGTGATACTCAATCAGGCATATCAAGCCACAGTTGTTGGTGCCGCAGAGAACAATCCAACACCCCCTGTCATTCTAGACTTGACAGATGCACAGATAAACAATCTTTTAATCATCAGGAAACCAAAGGAGAAAGAAGAGGAAGGTGGTGCGGAGGCAAAAAATATTCTAGACTTCAACGAGTTGGATATAAATGCGTTGGATGAAAATGCACTAGACAAAGATGAGTTGGTTTTTGGACGATTGGATTTTAACCTTCTTGACGTTGATCTACTTGCAAATATTCTAGATGCACTCAACAGACGAATGTTTGCAAATGTGGAATCATTTCCCACAAACCCAATCAAACCAGGCTCGTATGAAGAAGGAAATACACAGATATTCAAAGAAGGTGAATGGTACATCTTCAGAAACTTTGATAACAGAATAGTTGAAATCACTGTGGGTGAAAACTCACAGACACAAATACAACTAAATCAGGCAGGCAGTAATGTTACACTCCATACCCAAGAAAACGCTTCTGATTCTCTCATTATTATTAATCAGAACTGAAGCACTCGCAGACAATGCGGTAACTATTGAACAGGTTACCAGTGGTAACTCAAACAGCATTGCTGTCTCTGTAGAGGGTAGTAACAACGAGGTAAACTTTAGTTTTGGTGGTACGAGTAATACAGTAGACATTGACCAAAAAGGTGACAATAGTTATGTTGGATATACCTCAGCATGGGGTAGTGGTGCATCATGGGGTGGTGACTTGGATGGTGACAGCAACAATCTAAATGTTACACAGACCTGTAATCAATCTCCATGTGGCGGTGATAAGTTTGAGTTTCACATAGCAGGCAATTCTAATGATGTTGACTTTTATCAAGGATACAGAGTTGATGCTGACGGAACACTACATAGTATAGATGATTATGAATATGGTGGGCATTTTACAAGATTAGATATTCATGGTTCTAACAATACGTTTTTGGGAAGCCAACGATCAAATAACTCAGGACACGAACATTCAAACATTACAAATATCTATGGTAGTAATAATGATGTTTATACGAGACAGGAAAGTAACCAAGATAAAACACTTAACTTAACCATCAACAATTCTAATAATGATGTTGATATGATACAAAAGGGAAGTGCAACTCACAGTGCTACAGTTACGATAGGTGGTTCGTATGCAACAAACCTATATATGTTGCAACAAGGTACTACCGCACAATCATATAGTTTGACACAAGACTGTCAGACCTCTGGAGGATGCTCTGTATCAGTAACACAAGGACAGTAAGATGAAAAAGTGGATTGTAACATTAGTTTTATTATTATCTGTAGTGGGATTGAGATATTCTGATCCTTGGATTTTAGAGACAGTGCGAATGAAAGCACTGGACGTTCACCAACAAAATCAAGAGACTGTAATTCTGGAAGACATCGTTACTGTCGAGATTGACAACAAGACGATGGATAAGAATGGTCAATGGCCATGGCCCAGAGAAATCATGCAGGAAGAGTTGATTAAACTCTTTCAGTCTGGTGCTGGTATGGTTGTCATGCCTATTCTATTTTCACAACCAGACCGTGGTGGTAAGGATTTGGATTTTGCTAAATCAATTGTTGCCTTACCTGTAGTTATCGGTCAGATACCCGCCAACGAGGCAAAGGGTAATCCAGTTCCTAGAGGTGTTGCAGTCATTGGTGGTAATGGAGAAGACCCACCTTGGACAAACTGGATTTACGAATACAATTCTGCTGTCGGACCAGTTAAAGTAATCGGTAATGCTGCAGCTGGTGTGGGTATGATGAGTAGTCCACCAGAGGCAGATGGTGTCCTTCGTAGACTTCCCCTTGTGGTGCAAATCAATAACCAACTATTTCCATCCATCTCACTAGAAACTCTACGAGTTGCAGCGGGTGACCCATCCTACCAGATGAAGGCAAGTGGTGAGGCTGGTGTCGAGGCACTTCGTATTCCCAAGTTCTCTAAAATCATCACGGACGCAAATGGGTCCATCTGGATTGACTTCCAATACAAAACCAAAACAATGAGTCTTGCAGATATTGATCCAAATGCAGAAGAACCATTTGTGCAAGGTAAGATTGTAATTCTATCCCCAACTGCATCTGGTATCGACAACCCTGTTGCAACTCCTGTTGGTGTTCTACAGGGACACGATGTTATCGCCACATCCATTGCAACGATGATGACAGGGACAAATATCTCTCGTCCTTGGTGGTCTGACTTTGCAGAGATTGGTGCAGTTGCAATCGGTGGTGCAATTCTTGCTGTTGTCGTTCTGGTGTTTCCTTGGTTCGTAAGTTTGATTGCACCAGTGCTAATTGTTGGTTCGTTCTTTACCAGTTCCTATCTGTTCGGTCAAGGATATCTTATTGATTGGTCCTATCCAGCACTTGGTATGTTTTTCGTTTGGGCCATTGCTGCGTTCATGCGGTTCATGTCTGAATACAAACAGAAGATGGAAATCAAGAAACAGTTTGCAGGATATGCATCCCCAACTGTGGTTCGTCTACTGCAAGAGAACCCTGCACTCATCAAGGATGGTATGAAGAAGGAGATTTCTATTTGCTTCTCAGACCTACGAGGGTTCACACCTCTTGGTGAATCATTCGGTGACGATGTTAAGGGATTGACTGAAATCATGAATGGGTACATGGACGCAATCACTCAACCAATTCTTGATGCTGACGGTATGGTGATCAAGTATATCGGTGATGCATCTATGCACGTTCACAATGCCCCTATTGATGATCCAGACCATCCAAAGAGTGCAGTTAAGACAGGTCTACTCATGTTGGATGCAGTGGAGAAATTCAATGAAAAAATCACTTCTGAAGGTCGTCCTCCTGTCGGTATGGGTGCCGGTATTAATACTGGCCTTGGTTACCTTGGAGAGATGGGAAGTACCAAACGTCATTCGTATGATGTTCTAGGTGATGCGGTATCAACTGCTGCTCGTATAGAATCCAAGTGTAAAGAGTATGGATGTCTGTTACTCGTAGGTGAGGCAACCTATGATAAGACCAAGGACGACTTCTTCTATCTTAAGGTAGATGAACTTGCCGTTAAGGGTAAGTCTGTGGGTATTCGTATCTATACAGTGCTGAGTGATATGGATTATATGATGAAGAACACAAATTGGGGTATGGCAGAAAATCAACATGAGAAGATGCATGAACTCTACAAGAATCAGCAGTTTGACCTTGCAATCAAATGGTGTAATGATCTGTACAATGAGTTTGATGGTAAGATGCAGGGATATTACGATATGTGGATTGAACGTTGTGAATTCATGAAGACCCAGCCTCTACCCGAAGATTGGAATGGTGTGTTCATTGCTACCACGAAGTGACTTGTTTTTTTGTTAAATTTTTGTTACAATTCAAAAATTCGATATACATAATGTTATAGGAGACACACATGGACCAACTCACACTTTGGATGGTAATTGGATTCTTACTTGCCGCATACTCAGTTATCGCCAACGATTCAGTACAGACACTTGGTACTTGGATTGCATCTAACAACGAACGCTTTAATTGGAAGATTCTTTGGTTAACCGCTTCGGCGGTTTTATTATGGGCTCTTTGGTTTGGTTGGTATATGCACGGAGGTGACATATCGTATGGACGATTGACTAAGATACCGTTTCAAGAGATACAATGGTATCATGCTGCGGCTCCAGCAATCCTTTTACTTCTGACTCGTGTGGGTGTCCCTGTCTCTACATCATTCCTTGTTCTCTCAGCATTTGCTTCTACATTCGTACTTGAAAAGATGCTCATGAAATCTATCATGGGTTATGCGATTGCTGCTGTTGCTGCATATGCACTCTGGCACATTATCAGTCGAGTAATCAATGAGAAGAAACCAATCGGCGATCACTGGTCACGCCCATATTGGAGAGTTGCTCAGTGGTGTACAACTGGACTTCTCTGGTGGACTTGGTTGAGTCACGATATGGCAAACATCGCCGTGTTTCTGCCAAGACAAGTATCGTGGGACATGATGATTATGATCAGTTTTGTCTTTATAGTTCTTCTTGGATTTATGTTTAGAGAGGGTGGTGGTAAGATTCAGAACATTGTTCTGGAGAAACAGACAACACGATATATTCGATCTGCTACTTTGATTGACCTTGTGTACTTTGTCATCCTATATTTCTTCAAGGAACTCAACTCTATTCCAATGTCAACTACATGGGTATTTGTTGGACTACTGACAGGACGAGAACTTGCGATTGCCACAGTTTATAATACCAAAATGAAACAGGTATTCCCTCTTGTGACTAGAGATTTTATGAAGATGATGATTGGTCTTGGTGCGAGTGTGGGTATCGTTCTGTTCATTCACTACATTATTATTCCAAACGGTTACTAAATAACTTTATGGACGATGATGACGCATGGAAAGAGTATCCACAACACAGGTGGATATTCAACAAACTTGAAATTGCACTGAAGTTTGGACACGATGCAGGACCAGCTTGTATTCCAATTACAAAGTCTGGTGACTACATCATACGACCCATCTACAATCTGTATGGAATGGGTCTTGGTGCAAAAATAATTCACATAGACATATCACAGGCAAAAGAAATGGAAGAACATGCACTTGTTCCCCCAGGCCATTTCTGGTGTGAGACATTCAAAGGTACTCACAAAAGTGTTGACTTTGAGAGAAGTGCTGGTTACTGGAAACCATTCTGTACCATTGTCGGTGAATCTAACAAAGAAAACCTTGTTCGTTTCAAGAGTTGGACAAAGACTTGGAATAGAGAATTTATACTGCCAAATTGGATGAATGAACTTGAAGGTGTCAAAAACCTTAATATAGAAATGATTGGTGATAAGGTTATTGAGGTACACCTACGAACAGGAAACGATATCTTTCACGATAAACCTATTGGATACACTCTATACCCAGTATGGGAGAGTGATGGTGTAGAACCTGACTTTCCTAATGAGCATCCTGAGAGATACGATGCTAGTGGATATTTATCTGATATTCGTGTAGGATATTCCTTGACAAACCTTTCTAAATAGTGTATATTGGGTATGTAGAATCGGATAGAGGTTACTTATGGACGTACTAACTCACACACTAATCGCAGTTGCATGTATTGCTGGAGCATACTATGCTGGTCGCTGGTCAACACGCAACGACTTGACTGATGTGATTGAAGCCCTACTCTCTAATTTAGAGAAGGAAGGTTACATTTGGACCAAGACTGATGAGAATGGTGAGAAGGAACTTATCCTAATTTCTGACATCATTGCTAAGAGTGTTAACGAGACTAACAAAGTATCTTGACAAATCCCTCCAACTAGTATATTGTTATTCATATGAGTGGAATGCATCTATTGCCTTCTTACTATTCGACTACGAATACGAAGAAGCGTAAGAAATCCAAGAAATCTAAGTCCCTAATTGCGTCAGAGAAGGAACATGAGAAGTTCCTCAAACGCATGGGGGTAGGCTCTCGTAGCTCAGCTGGAATAGAGCAACGGTCTTCTAAACCGTGGGTCACAGGTTCGAGTCCTGTCGAGAGCGCCAACAAACGGAGCGTAGGAAAGTCTGGTAATCCGCCACATTTGGGATGTGGAGATCAGAGGTTCGAATCCTCTCGCTCCGACCAATTCTACAATCCTACGATGGCAAAGAAAGAAGAGAAGGTCTATACCGGCACAGAGATTATCGGTATTGCCCAGATGCATAAATCCAATGCAGTGCCGATTCGTAACAAGAAGTCTGCTGAAGAAGTTGCAAAGATGAGGCGAGGATGAAGATTTTAATTATTGATCCACCTTCTGGTTGGAAGTATGGATTTCCAAAAGAATTGCCAGAAGGTATCAAGGATACAGAGAAATGGCTTGTTGAGAATGGTTATCCACAGCATGAAATAGATTCATGCGGTGATCATTTTTATTGTCGTTTTTGGGAGCGAGAAGTAGATGAGTGAGGTTGAATAATGAACACACAGGATTTCATCAATAACGCAGAATACCTAATCCGTCAATGTCTCAATCAGAAGAACATTGACCCGACTATGGAAGCGTGGTTGCGTGACGCATGTCTTGATCTTGCAAAGGCAAGGGAAAAGGATATTCGTATCACCCAGATTCTATGTAAGGCATTTCCAGAGAAGTCAGGTCATTTCTTTATCTCTGGTGAGGCAGGTGAGATAGATAATAACGGATTACCTGATACCGTTTTCATCTGTCCTGCAATGGGACTTGACTGGAGTGTGGCTTATAGGAAAGACAGAGTCTACGGTGCACCAGGCTGGTGAGGTGAGGGTGAACTCTGAAATCTTCGATGAGACTTTTCGACTTGCACAGTCAGTAGAACCTGTCCGTGGTGCAAGAATTGCTGCCGCCGTGGTACGCAAGGGTAAAGTCATTTCCTACGGATATAATCATAAGAAGACACATCCCTTTCAGGCTCAGTTCTGTAAGAACAATCATGCTGTTTTCTTTCATGCAGAAGTCCATGCAATCAAGAATGCACTCAAGTCTGTCGATGTTGACGACCTGTCAAAGTGTGAACTATATATTGTGAGGGCAAAGAGAAACAAGACAAATCGTAAATGGATTACTGGTTTGTCGAAACCTTGTAGTGGATGCCAAAAGTGCATTGACTTATTTGAACTAAAGAATGTATACTACTCAGAAGAAGGAGAAGCAAATGCTTAAGTCGATTGTAGTATCGGGTGTTCTTCTTGCAAGTCTAACTGCTTGTCAGATGAACAATCAAACTGGTGGAACACTTATCGGTGCTGGTGCTGGTGGACTTCTAGGAAGTCAAGTCGGTGGTGGTAGTGGTAGACTGATTGCAACTGGTGTCGGCACTCTAATTGGTGCAGTTGCTGGTAGTTCAGTTGGTCAGAGTATGGATCAGAAACAGACTGTCATCTACAAAGAAGTTGGTGCAGATGTCTGTTCAGACTATAAGAGTAATGAGGGTGCATATGCCGCATGTCAAAAAGGTGTTGCACAGAGAAACGCAGAAATGCAACGCCGTCTAGAGAATGAGGCGTATAACCAAGGACTAGGGAAATAACATGAGAATTGAAGTTCGTAACAACAACGTCGATAAGGCGATGCGTATTCTAAAGAAGAAACTAACAGAAGATGGTTTCTTCAATGAACTACGACAACGTGAGTTCTATGAGTCGAAGGGAACCAAGCGTCGTAAGGCAAAGGCTGCCGCAAAACGCCGTTCAGAACGTGATCTAAAGAAACGAATGGAAGAACAGGGATACTAATCCATGCCTAGAAAGAAGGTAACTGTCAAGACTGACAACAGTGGATGGACAGCACCAAAGAAACGTAAACCTCGTAAACCTATGACAGAGGAACAGAAGGCTGCAGCAGCAGAACGTCTTGCAAAGGCAAGAGAAGCAAGAGCGGCAAAGAACCCAAACTATGGTAAGTCGAGTATTCATGAGAGTCTTCGCAATCTACCAGACGAACACGGATTGAGTCCTGCAAAAGTCAAGAAGTGGATTAAGACTCAACAGGACTTGGCCAAGTCTGCAAGACAACAGGTTCGTCAAAAAGACAAGGGTGCAGAGGCACAACTCAAAATCCATGAAGGTTATATAAGTAATATGCAGGCATACCTTCGCACTGGAGATTGGGTAGACAGTTTCTATGGAGAGTATCAAGAACATAGAATTAAAAATCGTTGTATCGCACAAGCGTATTACTGGTATGGACCTAAGAAGGGTGAACCAAAGTTCGATGTTGGAACATACTATCCCTTATTGGGACAGGTTTACACACAAGAAATGTATAATGAAGAAAGAGGGATCGTTGTAGAAGATGACGGAGAACCAAAACCCAAACGAGGGAAACGTAATAAAAGGACCGTGGCGAAAAAGAAAAGTCGTCGTTCCAAATGAGGAAGAACTTCTTCGTCAGGAAGATATGGAGTTCTGTGAAGAACTGTCTTCTAAACTTGTGATGGATATGATTCATATGATGAGTGATAATGATGTAGATATTGGAGAACGAAATTTTTCTCGTGACCTTTCCCTAGTCATTGAACTTGTGAAGTCACTTCTATATCGTGACGCTGGTCTTGAATATCCACTCCATGAGTTTGTCGATACATTCACAGAGACGACTGTTGAAATGGACAACTCACATCGAACAGTTATTCGAATGGATAAACTGAATGAGATGGTGGAGTTGATGAGAATGGATGAGGATGATGACCCAGAAGTTTCATGAACCATATAGTCCAGCCATTCTAGAGACAACTGTATCAGAACGGTTTATTGACATTGTAAACACTGTTGCTGATGAGGTTCTTGCAGATGAGGAGAAGAGTAAGCAATGGGACTTCTCTGATAGACTCGTGGGTAAGGTCAACAAGGAAATTCAAATTCCCGTCAAGGATAAGTCTGACCGTGACTACCTGTTTCGCACAATGAAGCAGGGATGCCTAGATTATTTGAATTATATGGTTGACAAAAACCGAGCACATAGTTATAATAGAATAGTGGGTGCAGGAGTAAAACCATCTCTAGACAATATCCACCTGACACAGAGTTGGGTGGTTAGTCAGTATGCAGGTGACTTTAATCCTATACATCACCACAATGGAGATTTCTCTGCTGCAATCTATCTAAAGGTTCCAGAGGGTATGACAGAAGAATGGGAAGAGGATTTCAAGGACCATTATCCAGCAAAGGGTCTTATCGAATTTGCGTTTGGTGAGAACCAGAACTTTCGCAGTGACAATCTGAAGTTCAAGCCTGAGGTTGGTAAGTTCCTTGTGTTTCCTTCATGGTTGAAGCACTTTGTATATCCGTTCTCTGTCGAAGGTGAAAGACGCATGATGAGTTTCAATGCGACCATTATAAATAGAATGAAAGAATAATTATGATTTTAGTTGACATGAACCAGATTAGTCTGGCCAGCGTGATGATGCACTTGAATATGAATAAGAAGATCGAACCAGAGATTGATATGGTTCGTCACATGATCCTCAATTCAGTTCGCATGTATCGCACGATGTTTCGTGAAGAGTATGGGGAACTGGTTCTCTGTTACGACTCGAAGCACTACTGGCGTAGAGACTACTTCCCAAATTACAAACGCAATCGTAAGAAGACACGGGATGATTCCAATCTGAATTGGGATGCCATCTTTGAGTGTCTGAATACCATCAAGTCAGAACTGAAAGAGTTCTTCCCCTACAAGTTTCTTGAGGTATATGGTGCAGAGGCAGATGATATTATTGCCGCACTGTGTGGTGAGTTGGAATTCGATAACGGTAAGACATTGATTCTTTCTGGTGACAAGGACTTCATTCAGTTACAGAAATATCGCAATGTGACACAGTACAGTCCTATCACCAAGAAGTATGTGAATGGTGTTGACCCAGTGGAGTATCTGAAAGAACATGTTATGAAGGGTGACTCCAGTGATGGTGTCCCTAACGTGTTGTCCCCAGACAATACCTTCGTTGATGGATTGCGTCAGAAGCCACTGAGCAAGAAGAAGATTACATCTTTCATTGATGGTGACCTTCCTAACGATGAGGTCAAGAGAAACTTTCAGAGGAATGAAACTCTGATTGATCTAACCAAATCACCAGATGAACTCTTCATCAAAATTCTGGAAGAGTTCCGTGATGCACCAGAAGGTGACCGTAGCAAACTACTAAATTACTTTACACAAAAGAGGTTACGCAACCTCGTTGAATCCATAGGAGAATTTTAAAATGGCACATGATACATATACACCCCTGTTTTCAGAGGTTCTGAATAAGGTCGCAAAGTTGAAAACCAAGAATGAGAAGATTGAACATCTACGCAAGTATAACAATGATTCTCTTCGTATGATTATCAAATCATCATTTGACCCTAAAATTGAGTGGGAACTTCCAGAGGGTGACGTTCCATACACAAAAAATGATGCACCCGAAGGTACAGAGCATAACATGCTTGCATATGAAGCACGAAAGTTGTATCACTTCATTAAGGGTGGTAATCCACAGATTACTCAGAACAAGAGAGAGGCAATGTTTGTTCAGATGCTTGAGGGTCTTCATGAAGATGAAGCAAAACTGCTTGTTGCTGCAAAGGACAAGAAACTGCATCAGGTCTACAAGGGATTGTCTGCGAATGTGGTAAAGACTGCATTCAACTGGACAGATGAGTATATGGTTGAAGAGGTAGAGTATCCACAGGGGTCTAGAGCCGCATCTTTCCCTGACTAAAAAAACTTTCAAAATAGGTCATTTTTTTGTTGACATATCCGAATCCGTATGGTATAGTTAGTTATACACTGAGAAAACAAAGGAAGAGACATGAACAACGAAATGACCACCCTGATTGAGAACATCAAAGCAGACTACCTCAACTGGACCACACGGTGTGCTGGTGCCAAGGGTCTAGACGCTTTGACGGAAACCAATAAGACGATGATCGATGAGTTCAACGAGAAAATCACCTACAAGGTGGGAACTAAGTACATCAAGGTATTCACCGAAGGTGGTAGCGTTTGGGGTTTTGTTGTCAACACCGATAACGATAAGAAGTTTCGGAAGGGTGATATTCTGAAAGCCGCTGGTTGGGCTGCTCCTGCTCGGAACAAAGCACGGGGAAATATCCTCGACGGTGGTTACACCATCAACTGGACTGGCCCTCTTTATCTCTAGGGGGTCATTTTAGGGGTTGACAGATTCCTTTTTGTGTGGTATAGTTAATCATAATCAGAGAGAGGTTGTTATGACTAAAGAAGTTTCGGTTCGGGAAATCATGGGTGATTTGCTAGACATCAACCCCATTGTTGATGTTGGGACTAAAAAGTCTCCCTTTCATGTTGTAGATTCTTCGTGGTTAATTCGTGCCTATGAGAAGTCGATTGGAAAAGACATTGGTGACGACTTTGATGGGTATGTAGAGTTTTCCGACAAGTTTGTTGATGAGTTTGCCATGACCGGCGATGTAGAATTGACTCTTGAGAGGATTATCTGATGAAGAAAATTGTGACTGTTGCGATTGAAACCCTGTTCATGTTAACCCTATTTGCGGCGGGATGGTTTGCTCTCGTTGTATTTTAGGGGTTGACAAAAAGAATCAAGTATGGTACTATAAGACATAATCAAGAGATGAGGTTGTCATGATTAGTGTTGATGTTACAGGTGGTCTGAAGAAAGACAGGGTTCTTGCTGAAGACATTGTGTGGTCGATGATTACTGTACTGATGCCCCGCATTCGTAACCTTGAGGTAGAGGTTCGTTTCTGCAAGACGATGGAAGATGGTGCTCAGGGTTGGTGTACTGTTGGTGATGATACTCGACACCTCATCCTTGAGATTGACCATCGCCTGAGTCGTCTGGTCAGCAAGGAAGAGTTCATCGAAACGATTGTTCATGAGATGGTTCACGTTTGGCAGTGGGCAACGGGACGGATCATTGAACGGTGGCGTGGTGGTTATCGGAATCTCTGGAAGTGTGAGGATGGTAAGTATCGCAACTTCATGAATGTGAAGTACATTGACCAGCCTTGGGAGATTGAGGCATACAAGTTGCAGGGTCCGCTGACCAAAGCATATATGGAAGTGAAAGGAATTAAGTAATGAGTCAGATGAAAAACTTCATGATGGATATCGAAGATTTCTGTAATGGATATTTTTACGGTGGTCCCTCTGAATTCACTGTTGATGAGGTGGTTGAGGATGTTGGGATGTACTTCAAAAGCACTGAAGCAACAAAGTATGCCAAACAGTATCTCACTGAACAGTTGGGTGAGGTATGAATCCACTTGAGGCACTGGTGATCGGGACAGTTGTTGTTGGTTCAACAATGTCCCCACAACCAAAGTATGACGAGTCTGCAATCTGTCTCGCAAAGAATATGTATTACGAGGCAAGGAACCAAGGGACTGCTGGTTGGATGGCAGTCACTGCGGTTGTTCTCAATCGTGTGAATGACGATAGGTTCCCCAACTCAATCTGTGAGGTTGTCGAAGAAGGTCCAACTCGTAAGTCATGGAAAGACCCGAATGTAAGAATTCCAATCAAGCATCGTTGTCAGTTCTCATGGTTCTGTGATGGTCAATCAGACAATCCAAAGAACAAGAATACATACAACGAAATGCTAAGTCTTGCAGACGCAATCCTATCAAACGAACTGCCATTCTATGATATCACGGATGGTGCAACTCATTACCATGCAGATTATGTCACCCCTGCATGGGCAAAGACTAAGACTATGACAGTCGAAATTGGTGACCATATCTTTTATAAATGGGAGAAGTGAAGATGAGTAAACAAGTCCCTACAATGAGGGAAAGAATTAAACATTGGAAAGAACGTAGAATTGCCAGATTTAAAACTTCTGGATGTGCGTTGTGTTGGCATTATTGCAGCCATAAGGTGAAGGTTAAACCGTGAATATTTTCTATCTTTCGAAAGACGCTGAGACAGCAGCACAGCTGCATTGTGACAAGCATGTGGTGAAGATGATTTTGGAGACTGCTCAGATGCTATCAACTGCACATCGTGTTCTTGATGGTGATGAGTATGCAGATGCAATGGGTCTATACAAACTGGCGCACAAGAACCATCCATCTACAATCTGGACTCGTGCATCTATGGAACAATATCTGTGGCTGTATGACCTGTTTCACTATCTTCTTAAAGAGTATACCTTCCGTTATGGTAAGCATCATGCAAGTGAACGACTAGTCGGTGCGCTCTCTAAGGTTCCTGAGAATATTGCAAATGTTGGTTTCATTGATCCACCTCAGTGTATGCCTGATTATTGCAAAGGTGATGACACTGTTCTTGCATATCGAAACTACTATATACTAGAGAAAATGCGTTTCGCGAAATGGAAGAAACGCCCTATGCCGGAGTGGTTTAATGGTGGGACACCTGATGGAGAGAGAACCGTATTGGGAGTACATGGGACGCCGGTTGAAGGAGGATCGGTTAGTGCCTGAAGAAACCTATAAAACTGAAATAGCACAGATGCAGAAACAGATACATTATCTACAACTGCGTGTGAAGGAACTGTCTGAAGAGTTACATGACTTGAGAAAGTATGGACCAGTACAATTGGAGTTAGACGTATAATGCCGACATATAGGTTTTATGATACTGTGACACAGGAAGAGTATGACGAGTTTATGCCCATGGCTGAACTTGATGAGTATAAGAAACTCAATCCTCAAGTGCAACAGATTCCCGTGCCAGTGGCAATTGCTGGTGACCACATGATGGGTGTGGGTCCAAAGGTAGATGGTGGATTTACAGAGAACATGCAACGTATTGCTGAGGCAAATCCAGGCACACCTCTTGCAGATCGTTACGGTTCAAGTAGCACACAATCTACTAAAGAAATTCAGACAAGAAATGTGCTTAAGAAGCACGGAGTTATATAAATAAAATTGACACGGGCGAGAAATCAAACTTCAGCAAGGGATGCACAGCGTCTACGCAAGCTGGGAAGTCACTCCGCCCATGTGTCAGAGGGGGGAAGGCGCGCCCCCACTCCCCCCTCTTTTTCTCTCTAAAGGATTGTTATGGCCAGTAAGAATAAAGAAATCAATCATTCCCAACTCGTAACTGTCAAACCCATTACAGACAGTCAGAAAGTTGTGTTTGATACATGGAATAAGGGTAAAAACCAATTCCTATTTGGTGCGGCAGGAACAGGTAAGACCTTTGCATCACTCTATCTCGCACTCAACTCAGTTCTCGATTTGAAGTCCAAGTACGAACGAGTCATTATCGTCCGTTCTCTCATTCCAACAAGAGAGATTGGGTTCCTTCCCGGCGATGAGGAAGATAAGTCTGCACTGTATCAGGTGCCGTATCAGAACATGGTTCAGTTCATGTTTGAGATGCCAAACGAACAGTCATTCAATAATTTGTATGATCGTCTAAAGGGTCAGGGTTCACTCTACTTTTTGTCAACTTCTTTCCTAAGAGGGTTGACATTTGATAACTCTATTGTTATAGTAGATGAATGTCAAAACATGAACTTCCACGAACTGGATACAATCATCACTCGTATTGGGCAAGACTCTCGTATCGTGTTCTGTGGTGACTTTGACCAGAGTGATTTACAGAGAACGAATGACAGGAATGGACTACATGACTTCCTTCGCATTCTGGAAGAGATGGACGAATTTAACTGTACAGAGTTCAGCATTGGAGACATTGTACGCTCTGGATTTGTACGAAACTATTTAATCAACAAAATCAAAATGGGACTAGGAATGGACTAATGGATATTGAAAAACTTAGAGAACAACTTAAAATTGACGAGGGATGTGTATATGAATTATATAACGATCACCTTGGGTATGCTACTTTTGGCATTGGCCATCTGGTTCTTGAGTCTGACCCCGAATATGGTGCTGACATCGGAACACCAGTATCGGACGATAGAGTCATTGAGGCCTTCGAGCAAGATGTCCAAACAGTATTGTCAGACTGCGCCGTCCTTTATCCAGACTTCGATGAGTTGCCAGAAGAAGTTCAACAAGTGATTGCAAACATGATGTTCAATCTTGGTCGTCCTCGTCTGTCTGCCTTCAAGGGTATGAAAGCGGGTGTAGACGCAAGGGATTGGAACGAAGCAGCAGACCAGATGGTAGACTCGCGTTGGTATCGTCAAGTAGGGGCAAGAGCAGAACGACTCGTTGAGAGGATTCGATCATTATCATAAATACTAAATACATGATAAACGGAGAATAGATATGTCAACTTATACAGTAACAAGGGTTATGACAAGACCTAACACTTCAATTGAATGGCCTAATAGCTATTTGGGAATAAATGGTTACGCGAACTTACAATCATCAGGAAAGGTTAGTATAGAAGATGCTACTTATTCAGACGATGGTTTAGTACAAACAACTGTTTTTGTTTGGGCTTCTAAAGAAGATTATATAGGAAATCTTCCTAGTGGAGATAATCCCGACCCTGCATGGCTATTGACACGGACGGAATATAATAATTACCTGGTATCTTCTGGTATAACTTCCATAACTACAGGAGAAGATGGAACAGTTAGAATTTTTAATAATTCTAATAATATGTGGGAATTGCAGGAATAGAAATTAATAATGTTTAATCATGAACCAGTAGAGTTGCCTACTATATCTGCAACAAACAAGGATGGTGTTCGTCTCTATGAAACACCAGATGGTAACAAGTACCCATCAATCACTACTGTACTATCTGTACGAAACAAGCAGGGTTTGATGGAATGGCGTAAACGTGTTGGTAACGATGTTGCAAACTACGTTGCACGAACTGCTGCAGCAAGAGGTACTAAGGTTCACCAGATGTGTGAAGACTACCTCAACAATATGCATCGTGACTTTCCCGAAAAGTGGATTGAACACAAGAAGAACTTCCTACCTTGGTGTCTGTTCAATCAACTAAAAGATGGTGCATTGCACAAATTAAATAACATTTATGCACAAGAGGCGGGTCTTTACAGTGATAAATATAAAGTAGCGGGCAGAGTAGATTGTATTGCAGAATATGACGGAACACCTTCCATTATTGACTTCAAGACATCCTCTAAAGAACGCAATGATGATTGGAATGAAAGTTATTACATTCAAGGCTCTGCATACGCAGAGATGTTCGGAGAGAGAACAGGGATTGAAATCTCACAGGTAGTTATTCTCGTAGTCACAGAGGACGGAACTGTTCAAGAGTTTGTTAAGGACAAAAACAATTATCTAGATGCGTTGGTCGAATCCGTTGCAGAATGGAGAAGACGTAATGAAGTATCTAACATTCCTAACAGCACTGCTGCTTAGCACATCAACCTTTGCACAGGAACCACCATCTTTCTTTCAAACGCAGAAACCAGTTCTCTGTGCGCCGTTAAACATTGTTCTGGGTGCAGTTACAAATCTAGGTGAAGAGCCATATGCGTATTGGTCTGACCCCGATAACAATACTGTCAATCTAATGTACGTTGGAGACACTGGAATTACCATCATTGAATCTTTTGCAAATGGTAATGCATGTATTATTGGGTCAGGTAAAGATGTGGAATTTGTGAATAAGGATAAGGCGACAAAAAGTTCCTTGACTCTCAAAGGAAAAAGTGTTATATATAACAGGTAACGTTGATGATGACTCAACGCTGTACTGGACGCGGGGGCAGTACCCGCCGCCTCCACCACAAGCACATTTACTGAGTGTGTTTCTGAGGGGGGCGAACTAGGATCGACGGGCAGTTAATAGGAATTCGGAGTTACACGGTTGGTCGCGTATAGACCACTATAGTAAATGCAAACGATAATTTTGCACCAATGGCCCTTGCTGCGTAAGCAGTAAGTGTCGGGGTTTCGGTGGGTGTCCTAGCAACAGAATCACCCACCAACACACACAAACACAAGGAGAAAGAAATGACATTCATCGTTTCCACACTAACATTTGAAACAGGTCTTGGCGATTGGTTCAATCGTATTTTCAAAAAAATGCAACCATATGGTTACACTCGTGCCGCAATTGAAATGGAACGTGAGGGGTATCCCAAAGAGGCTGCTGCTCTACGTCAGATGGCAAAGTTTGCGGGAGAGTAATCATGGCTAAGACACCTTATGAGATTCGACTTGATCTTCTGACTATGGCAAAAGATATGCTTGACAAACAGTATGAGACTGCATCCACTATGGCATGGAAAGCATTTGAGAAGGCAGCAGAAGACAACAAGGAAATGTACAAGAGTTTCGACCAGTACATTCCAAAGATGTTCCATCCTGATGAAGTTATCTCTCAAGCAGAGAAACTACAGGAGTTCATCAACAGAAAGGACTAACATGACTAAAACAATCATCACTCTAGTAGCAGCACTAGGTATTTCATCTACTGCTCTTGCTAATGAACCACAGAAACCAAATCCAATGAACATGGTTGACCTCGCAATCGTAACTGACACAGAGTATGACATCGACGGTGAAACCACCAACACTGAGTTTGGTATCGAAGCAGGTGCAAAGGGTTTTACTCTTTCCCTACTTCCAAATTATGATTGGGACAACAGCGAAGTAGATACTATTGAAGTTGGACTAAAGTATGATTGGGAGATTACCAAGTCTTTCACAATTACACCATATGGTACTTACAATGTTGATACTGACATTACAGAACAGGGTAAGACCATTGGAGTGAAGACTCGATATTCCTTCTAAATAATAGGGGTTAGACGCCAGAAATAGTCTCGCGGGGGTCCACGGTCAGCCCCCAACTTTTTTTACCAGAGGAGAACTTATGACTTTGAACACTGCTAAATCTTTCTCTCTTGAGATTGAAAGGATTGCTAATGAAAAGGGTATTACCCACATGGAGGCAGTACTAGATTATTGTTACAAACAAGGCATCGAACCCGATACAGTCGGGAACCTTATCTCAAAAAGTCTCAAAGAGAAGATTGAGGCAAATGCGAGGGAACTAAATTTTTTACCAAGAACAGCTAAGTTACCCGTATGAGTCATCTTAAAGAACAGAACACCACCTATTTCAAACACCTCTTTCATGCGTGGTCAATGGGTATTGTTCTTTTTATTCACGGGGTATTTCCTAACATTCTAACTGATTGGGTATCGAAGCGTATCTGTAATGGAACCGATTGACATATATTTGATGTACTGTGCCTTCAAGGCGCATTTTGGAAAGACTGATTATGACTTTGTGAAGTACAAAGGTAAGACTCGCATTTCCAGAGACACATTCTATAAGCGCAAGGACCGTGGGTTCTTCGTGCGTCTATCCAGAAAATATAAGTCAGAAGAGGAAGTCAAGAATTACTTTCTGTCCAACTTCATCAAGGACAGGAAGGGTTACATCGCCAACTTCAATGATGAGAACTATAACTCATGGAAGTTGAAGCGGGGTAACTTTTTTGATATGTTTGTGGTTGAGATGACTCCACTTGTGAAGGAATTCGAACCACTGTTTGAGGTGAAGAAACACAACCACCCGAAACTTCTCAAGGAGTTTCTGGGTGGGCGTGTATCACTAGAGACGCTCATCATTCTAGATGAGTTAGTATCTTTCAGTGACAATTGGGATAAACTATTAGAGGACGATATTGTATGGCCTGACCTAAAAAGATTTATGAATGATTATAAAAGGTTCTTGACAATTGACAAGAATAGGTATAAGATAAGTTTATTAACATTAATTGAGGAGTCCAGAGATGGATCGTGTTGAAGGTTTTTTTGAGGCAAAGGTTGCCGAACTCCAGAACACTGTGAAGGCATTGCAGTGGGATAATGCAGAACTCACCAAGAAGAATGGTGAACTCTCAGAGAGAGTTGCAGAAATGGCGATGATGCGTAACAATCGTCGTCCAAACAACAATCGGGATAATCGTAACCGAAAGTAGGGAGAGAGTGCCGCTGTAGCTCAGTTGGTAGAGCAATTGATTTGTAATCAATGGGTCAGGAGTTCGAATCTTCTCAGCGGCACCATTCTAAACGAGGAATTATTGAAATAACAATGACAGTAAAACTTATATCACATTCACAAGTACCCAAAGAAGGGTTCATTGGTATAGATACCGCACAAGACCTTATTGCATATTGTGCCCGTGTATCTAATCCCTCTAATCAGTTGAATAGAGATACCGCCGAGAAATTGGTTAGATATCTTATTAAACACAAGCACTGGTCACCTCTAGAGATGGTTAGTGCGTGTATTGAGATTGAGACAACACGAGATATTGGACGACAGGTATTGCGTCACCGCTCGTTCTCTTTTCAAGAGTTCAGTCAGCGTTATGCAGACCCGACTAAGGATTTGGAATTCGTTACCAGAGAAGCTCGTCTACAGGACGAGAAGAACCGTCAGAATAGTGTAGAGATTGACGACCCCAAACTACAAGAGGAATGGGACACTCTACAGGAGATGGTGATTGAGGACGCACGTTCTGCATACAACTGGGCAATCAGTAAGGGTATTGCAAAAGAACAGGCTCGTGCAGTTCTACCAGAGGGTCTTACCATGTCACGCATGTATATGAATGGTACTCTTCGTTCATGGGTGCATTTCATCGAGCTTCGCAGTGGTCATGGAACGCAGAAAGAACACATGGAGATTGCCAGAGAGTGTGCAGTTGCAATTGCACCCATCTTCCCCATGATACAGGAATTTGTGAATGAGTAAAGCAGTCGTATTTGGTAACGGGGAGTCTAGAAAGTGGGCAGAGAATGTTACTACTTTTGATAGAAATGATAAGGACGTAGTTACTTGGGGGTGCAATGCAATCTATCGTGATATGTGGGTGGATAATTTGGTCGCAGTAGACTACCCCATGCAACAAGAGATTTACACTTCTGATTTATTAGAGGGCCAGTTCACTACAGGTGACACGATGAGGTTTCACTTTACAAACTGGAGTCCTGTCCCCGCCGAGATCGCAGATATGATGTTCATGGGATATGACATACCAGAGTCTTTCATTCACAAAACAGAAAGGGTGGGCAACCACACAGAGCAATGTGTCATCTCAGGTAAAGACCCTGTTACATTACAGGAGAAGATTGAGGTTGCAATGAAGATGAATCCAGACCTCAACATGAAAGACCTTCGTGCAAAGATGGAGAAGGACGTTGGCATTTGGATTACATACGTTAAAGAGGATGATGGAATAAATAGTATTGACTACCCTGTTGGGTGGTCTGCTGGTAATACCGCACTACACCTTGCTTGTCAAGAGGGTGCGAATGAAGTTTATATAGTGGGGTTTGACCTATCGTCATATGATGAGCCGTTGAACAACATATATAAAGGGACAGATAATTATCTGTCAAGTGATGCAAAAGGATTTAATCCAGTTAACTGGATTAACCAGATGCAAACTGTTTTTACAGAGTATAAGGATGTTAAATTCTATTGGGTTGATCCTGTTGACCGCTTTGGTCAAGAAGAGTTTTTTCTAACAGACCAACACGGCAAATTTAATAATCTAAGTTACTTGACAAAGAACAGTCTTTGTGATAAATTAAATATACTTTAACATACGAAAACATACGTTAACATAAGGAGAAAGATATGTCACTTGCGGCATTGAAGAAACAGAACAGTCTTGACTCACTGCTGGGTGCTGCCCAGAAAGAGTCTGCCCCTCAAGAAAAGAAGTCTTACGTTGATGAACGTCTCTGGAAGCCAGTCATGGATAAGTCTGGTAACGGATACGCAGTCATTCGTTTCCTTCCCGCACCAGAGGGTGAGGACATGCCTTGGGCAAAGGTCTGGAACCATGCGTTCCAAGGTCCAACAGGTCAGTGGTACATTGAGAACTCTCTCACCACTGTGGGTCAGAATGACCCTGTGTCAGAGTACAACTCCAAACTCTGGAACTCAGGTGTTGAGTCCGATAAGGAGATTGCACGGAAGCAGAAGCGTAAGTTGCAGTACTACTCCAACATCTATGTTGTAGAAGACCCTGCAAATCCTCAGAACGAGGGTAAGATTTTCCTCTACCGTTACGGTAAGAAAATCTTCGACAAGATCATGGAGGCAATGCAGCCCGCATTCCAAGATGAAACTCCTGTCAACCCCTTTGACTTCTGGGAAGGTGCGAACTTCAAGTTGAAGCTTCGCAAGGTAGATGGATACTGGAACTATGACAAGTCAGAGTTTGCAGACCCATCTGCCCTGTTCGACAATGATGAGGAGATTGAGGCACTGTGGAAGACGGAGCATTCACTTGCTGACTTCACTGCACCTTCTGCCTTTAAGTCATATGACGAACTTAAGGCACGGCTCGATGCAGTTCTTGCCGGTACAGTAACAGTTGGTAAGGCAGTAGATATTATGGAAGATGCACCAGTTGCAGAACCAAAGGTTGATACTGCTCCTGCACCAGAGTTCTTTAAGGATGCACCAGCACCTACTGTGTCAGAGGAAGACGACGATGATGCAATGTCTTATTTTGAAAAACTCGCAAACGAGTAACTGAGTAAAGGGGGGAATGTGGTTCCCCCCTTTATTTTTAATGCGATCTCTGATACTCTGTATTTGGATCAGTTATATGAATTGGTGTGGATACAGTTGCACTGCTATTGTTAACAGTGTTTACGCTATTGTTTGGTGCAACAACTGTATTACTACCAACTGTTGCAATTGCATCTCTCAATCTTGCCAACTCTTGTGTGAGAGTATTTAACTTATCAATATCACCTTGATTAGAACCAATATTCCTTTCGTACCAAGTTTCCTTCTCTGCATCTTTTCTTGCTTCTGCGACTCTTGCTTCCAGTGATTCTACCTGACTTTTTGAGAATATATTACGACCACCACCAAGTTGATCACTAAGATACCCAAACCCTTCTTCTGCAAACTTACCTCTACCGCCCACTAACGCAGCCATGGCCCTTGCCCTTTTGGTTTCTATTGCTGCCTGACCCTTCATTGCTTCTGGGTCTAGACCAGAGAGTAAAACACTTTTATTGCCTGCACCAACAAGTGCCTTGTTTGCCTGTGCGACCACCTGTTGAATCATAAAATCTTGAGTCTTTTCATCTGCATCCAAAAATGTCTTAGACCCTTTAATCTTTACAATTGTCTCTGCAAGAACTTTATCAAATGATGCGTATCTTGCCTCAATGGTATTACCATCTCTGATTGATGCGTCTCTTGCTGCGTTAAGCACCATTGCAGTATTTTTAATTATATCGTTAAAGGATTGTGAATTTTTAACGAATTCAAATTTCTCTGCTGCCTCAAGTGTTGCTTTCCCCCTATCTGCACCTGATTGAAGTAGAGCTTCCGTTTCTGCTTTGCTTGTGATCGTGTCACGCTGTCGTTTCCGCTCTTGTTCAAGTTTTCGATTCTCTTTCCCTACTATTGCTTCCTGTGCTTGCTTTGCGGTCTTTGCCTCCTCAATTGCATTTGTTTGTTTTTTTGTATTATTAACAACCTCTTTAGTAACCTTGTCTGCCATGTCACTTAGTTCAGAGAGTCCGTATGTGAGAGCACCTAATCCTAGCAACAGGGGACTACCTAAGAGGAGAAATTTACCTAGTTTACCAAGACTTTTAAGTAAGTTTGCCAATCCTGCACCCGCACCTAATCCCGCAAGAAGACCACTGTTGTTTTTCTTGTCTTTTTTGAGTGGTGAATTATCAGTTAATGCTGCAAGGATATCTCTGAGAATCTCATTGGTACTCTCAGTCTTTTCCATTTCAAATGCTTGTTGGTCACTTCTTCGCTCTTCTTCAGCAGCACGGTTCTTGTCGCCGGGACTTTTAGCATCTATGTTTTGTTTTGCAAAACCCATCTTATCAACAAATTGTCTGTTGAACGCTGACTCATCTACTGTTTTCTTAAGAAAATTCTCTGGTGTAGATACAAACCTTCCCTTTTCACCCCTAAGATTACCCGCCTTGTCTTCCTTAAGATTTTGTCTATAACGTATCTCATCTAGAAGTTGCTCGTTCAGTCCTAGATTAGTTTCCACAAAACTCTTGAATGCAGCATCAACTGCCTCTTTCTTCTTTGTGAGTTCTGCTTCTTTTTTGAGTTGTTTGAATGTTGCCTTACTGATTGGGTCTTTACCACCCAATCTTTGACGAACTTCACGTTCTTGTTCTCTTCTAAGTTTTCTCTGATTAAGAAACTCACTTGCCTTCTTCTGGAAATCTCTTGCTTGACCAAGACCAAATTTATCAAAGACCTTATCAGTCAGTTTTTGACCATCAAACAATTTGTCAGCACCCGCATTTAATCTTTTAGATGCTTCATCTAGTGCTCTAACTGCTCTAATAAATTCTAAATCGTCTTGTGCCATTTTACTTCCTTCTATTACTCTCTTGTTCTAATCTCTCAGCTTCTTCTTGAAGATGATTGACTGTAAGACCAACGTAAATATCTCTCTCAAAAGGCATCATATCTTCTATTTCACTCAAACTAAACTTGTGGTGGTACATCATACTCCAATTTGTTTTGTAATAATTTTTAACAGACATGTATGACATACTCAGATAAAAAAATCTGCCAGTCCCTCCAGCATATACTCACTCTTCTTCTTCGTCTTTGGATTTTTGATATCCAAAATATGACGCAACTTTGGCATAGTCGTAAAAAAATCTTGTACCTTACCAAACATTTCTGTCGTCATGTCGTCAAAGAATTCAGAAAGTTCTTTATCTGACATATCAACCCTTTTATAAACATCATCACCAAAATGAATTTCATCAACACAAGTCTGCATCATCTTCAGTGTACTCTCAGTCTCGTTCTCTTCATCGTAACCACTCAGACTTCTAAGTGTTGGATACCTCATAAACATCTTAATGTCATCAGTCAGTTGAATTTCATTGGTGTGGTCAACGCTCATCTGAACACCAACTTCACTATAATCAATCGTCACATCAACTCTGGTCTTTCCATCATCAGGGCAAACAACACTTAACGTTGCAGTTTCACCAACAGATTTTGATCGCACCTGTAGAAAGATATACTCTGCATCAAACACTGGTGCGGTGGAACCATCAACGGAACCAAACGTACACTCTGTAACAATTGTCGATAGCGCATTACTCACACTGTTTGGTTCATCACTCTCCATTGCCATCAACAGAATTTTTTCTTCCTTTACAAGAAATGGTCTATACTTGATCTTCTCCTGTGTTGATGGTACAATCAGTTCATACTCTGGAATTTTTAGTTTGGGTAATGCCATAATATTTCATCCTTTATAGTCTCCGAAGCACTTTCGGTATATTGCTTAGTATCTGTCTTGAAACACCATTTGCAACGGTGTCAATAATGTTGTTTAGAATATTTGGTCCTTGACCATTTGTGTCTAGTGGTGTCCAATATCTAAATGACATGTTCACTGTAGTTTTTAGGTTCTCGTTAAATGAGCCATAACTCAAATCACTTCCGTTAATACTCTTTGGAAATGCATCCCACAATTTTAGTCCATATTTTCTTTGGTTTTGTTTGTCGAGAAGGTAAATTTCTACTGTCCCAACGTAATCTTTATAATAACCAACGTTCCATGTATCTGGGTTATATGCCTGCTTCTGCCATGTCTCAAAGAATACTCTTTCTTGTAAGTCAGTACTTGCTGAAAATGTCATTGCGACCTCTTCTGCATATGTCACACCTTCTACAATATCTCTTGTTGGACCATAGATATTTGAGTCTGTTGCCGTTGCAAGATTGATGCCGGGTAGGGTTACTGATTCACATCTCAGTCCAACGTCTCTACCATTACCACCACCTTGTGGATCACCCATGAGAGATGCGGACATGTTCATCAATGACGATGATGCTCCTGTCTTACCAGTTGATGGTGGAAACAGATTTACCTCATATCGGTTTGGTTGTGCATATCCTTCATTAGAATGAAATGCAGATAGCACATCATTGAGAACACCGATTGCAGTTCCCTCTAGAAAGTTTGGTAGAATGGCCATTAGATCATGCTCCTAGATTCTTTCCATACCTCTGATGCAGATGCCTTCTTGAACCTCTGCACTGGTAGTAGTGTCGCAATCGTAAACTCGTCTGCATCAATTCTACGAAACCGTGACTTAACCTGTCCCGCAAGATACTTGTGAATGGTAGGACGAACTAACCGTACATTCTTTAGTGCCGAATAGTCAACATCAAGTGTGGTTGACTCATCGAATTTTGTGTTGTTTGAGAAGTCTACAAGTCTGTCCAACAGTCGAATTCTAAGGGGGATTGGTAGGTAGTGTAGATTGATACCTAGAAATCCATCTGGATAGTTTTCGATGGGAAGAACGAGGGGAAAAGTGTCATAGTATGGAAGTGTCTTCTTGAACTTTGGGTCATAGATAAACATGTTCAATCGTCCAAAGAATGGGCGTGTTGCCTGCTTACCGTCACGAATCAAGTCTAGTGCGCCTGGTGTACCAAACTCCTTGATCTTGTCCTTGTACCACTCTGTGGAACGTGGACGTTCTCCTGCTGCCTGTTTTACAGACTGAATGTATTTGCTCTCTGCCATAGTATTATTTATACGAGATACCTAATTCGTCTTCAGTCAAAATCTTGAATTCCAGACCTCTATCCAAACACCACTCATTTGCATATTTCCACTTTGCAGAGTTGACACCCCATGTTTTGACCTCGTTTAGATATCTTTGGGTCTTTCTCTTGGGTTGTTTTGGTGGTTTGCACTGCACCTTGGGCTTGATCTCAATGATCATCTTCTTGACACTGCCATCGTGCTGTTTGACCTTGATGTAGAAATCTGGAAAATATCGGTGAATACGTCCGTCCCAAGGGGATAAATAGGGTATAATGATTTCTTCACTCCCCCATTCTAGAATGTTCGTACTGTTATCACAGTACACCATGAACTTTCTTTCCCATAAGGAGCGGTAGACTATGTTGCGTGGATCACCCTTATACTTTTTAGGGTTCACTGGTGTATATCGACCTTTGTATGCCATTCGTTATAAATAATTCAAAGTGTATAAGGATATTTAGACATGGCACTTAAAGACGCATTTGTAAACGTTGCACAGGCTGCAGCAACCAGTATGGCAAGGAGTGCGGTAAACTCAGTGGTTGGTGGGATCGCCGCTGGACTAAAGGGCGCAAATCCACAAAATGCAGTTGGTGGACTAGCACCACAATCTAGACAATCACCCATCATATCTTATCCAGATGACGTTGCTATTGATCCAATGCAGGGACATTACATTCTATTTGGTATCAGAACAAACGAGCCAGGCAAGGTAAAACCAAATCCACCACAACCAAGTCTAGACGTAGATGATATAGTTGATAACATTCAAGGAGCAACAAAAGAATCTATCGAAGCAGTACAACAAGAAAAAATCCAGAGACAAAGAGGATCAAACTCTAGTATTACAATGTCTAGGAGAGCGTCAACTAGAATAGTGCAGTCAATAGCACTCTATATGCCCCCACAGGTTAGTGTTTCATATAATGCAAACTATGCAGAGACAGAAATTACTAGAAGGGCAGAGGCATTAGTGGGAGCTGGAACAGGTGCAGTTGCAATTGCAGAAAAATTATATGGCGGACAGCTTGGCGCTGCCAAATCCCTAGCTGGTGACGTATTAACAAAAGGTGTTGATGCTGCGATAGATGGTGGAATACAAGCAGTCATTGGAGCAGCAAATGCCCTCACACCCGGCCTTTCTCAGTTGGTTGCTCTTGAGAGGGGTAAGATAATCACACCAAGAATGGAAGTGATGTTTGAGGGGATTGGTAGAAGGTCGTTTGAATTCACCTTTATCATGATTCCAAAAAGTGCATCCGAGTCTCAAAAAATTAGAGAGATTGTTAAGTTATTTAAAGTCCACATGTCTCCAGAATATGGGGAAAGTCAAATCGCAGGTGCAAAGAATCTTAGAGAACAGTCTATTCCAGATGTGTTTGATATTCAATATATGTATAGAGATAAAGAGAATTCACATATAAACAAAATTGGAACATCATACTTAACTGGCGTGGACGTTCAGTATGGCGGCGACAGGTATACTGCATATGAACCTGATGCCTCTGGTTCACCACCACCACAAAGAACAACGATGACACTCAGATTTACTGAAATCGAACTCATGTATCGCAATAGAGTTGAGGAGGGTTACTAATCATGTACTTCAATTCTTTTCCAGTTATTCCATACGATGCTGTTGGTAATGGTCAATTCAAAGTAGCAACAAATATTTTAAGACGCATTGTTGCTCGTTCAAAGGCAAAAACTAACAGAGCATTTTTTGATACATATGATGTGAAAGAAGGCGAGACTCCAGAAATGATCGCACATAAGTTATATGGTGACAGTGAGTATCACTGGGTAGTTCTGTTGATGAATGACATTGTTGACCGATATCATCAATGGCCTATGAGCAGACGCCAGTTTCTCGCACACGTTAAAAATAAGTATTCGAATGTGGATGGAATTCACCATTATGAAATTTTCCAAACATCTGGTGATACCACTATAAAAATTGACATTGGGACAGACAATACAGATTACCCATCTGCAACTCCAATTACAAATCTAGAATTCGAACAGGAACAGCAAGACAGTTTGCGAAGAATAAGACTACTGGACCCTTCATACCTTAGTGAATTTGTAGACCAGTTTAATGATTTGATCAATAGGAGTGTAGTTTAGTGTCTGAGATTTACCAGGCAGGACAGTTTGAGATACAGTATTCACAACTCATTTCATCATCTGGACAGACAGTTGATATTGACTATGCAATTGTGAATTTGACCTTGTTCGAAGACATCGCTAAAAGTACGTTGTCTGGAATGATGATGGTTGCCGATTCGGTCAACCTGTCATCAATGTTTCCATTGATTGGACAAGAGTATCTAAAATTAAAAATTGCAACTGCGTCTGACACGGATAAAAGTAGAATTATAGATTTTACAGAAAACGCACTTTTTGTCAATAAAATCATTGCTCGTCAAGATATGGGTAATGGTGTTCAGGCATATGGTATTTCCTTCTCATCCAGAGAGGCGTTAGTCAATGAGAGAGTGAGAGTTAACCGCACCCTCACTGGTAGTTCCACAGATATTGTCAAGAAAGTGTTTCAAGACCATCTTGGCACCAAGAAAAGATTGTATCTTGAACCAAGTGCAGATAACAGAAAAATCATATCCCCAAATAAAAGACCTTTTGAATTAATTCAAGACATGTCCAATCTGGCCATATCTAAACAACACAATGATCCCTGCTACTTGTGTTTTGAGACATATAGAGGATTTCATTTTAGATCACTTGCAAGTCTTTATGCACAAAAGAGCAAACAAGAGTTTTATGAAATTAAAGCAGGAACAAGAAATAAAAAGGGTGCGATTGATATCGAAGCAGATTTCTCTGCACTGTTGGGTTTCAATATAGTGAATGCTCATGATCCTATTCTTTCAAATAGGTCTGGTACATATGCGTCTACATTATATGTTCATGACATCATCTCTAAAAATTATCAAAAACATACATATAACTATATGACAAATTTTAAAGATGAAATGCATATTGAAAAAACGAACAGCCGATACCAAGGTGACAATAAGGATGATTTTCCAATTGTGAGTAGTGTTTATATTACAGAAGATAAAAAGAATATCTCTTCATTTCCCGCGAGAACATTTGTGCAACCAACAAGTGGGTTTGGATCGAGCAATACTGTTGTTGATGAATTCAACCAAAATCCATTCTCTTCAAATTCTCCAGAGAAATGGATACAGAGAAGAAATGCTCAGTTGCAACAAATTAAAACTGGATTCACTGTACAAATCACTGTGAACGGAAGCACTAATATTCAGGCTGGTGATGTAGTAGATATCAATCTTCCATATACCGCATCAACAAAAACAACAGAGAACGAAAAGTTTGATAGAATATACAATGGTAAGTTTCTTGTGACAAAAATTCGTCATGACTTCGATAATACAAATTCTCACCATAGAATGATTATTGAAGGAGTGAAGGATTCTCTCAACAGAGAACTACCCACAAGCACCAATCCAGAACCTATTCAAGAGGGTGATCAAGAAATCATCAACACCCTATACTAAGAAAGGAGACGCCCATCTCAAAAAAATCTATATCCCAATACAAACAGCGAAAGGAAGATAAAATGGCTAAGACCAAGAATCGCATTAAGAAATTGAACTTTCAGAGGCAGGAACGTAAAATGGAATTGGAACCACTTTCAGAGAATGATAAATACATCATAGAAATGTCAGGATATAGAAAAGGGCAGATGCAAAATGAAGAGTTTTCACGAACTACAGGAAGGGGTTTACGACCCCAACATATTTAAAGCATTTTTCCTAGCAGGTGGGCCTGGCAGCGGTAAGTCATACGTTGTCAGGCGCACCACTGGGGGAACAGGACTCAAGATTGTCAACTCAGACGATGCTTTCGAGAAACTGTTGAAGGATGCTGGTCTATCTCTTAAGATGCCTCCAGAGGAAGAGCAGGAGAGAGACGTTGTTCGTGACCGTGCAAAACAAATCACCAAGGCTCGTCAGGCAAACTATCTTGAAGGTCGCCTTGGACTTATCATAGATGGGACCGGCCGGGATTATGATAAGATTGCTCGTCAGTCTCAACAGTTACGAGAACTAGGTTACGACACCTATATGATTTTCGTAAACACCTCACTGGACACTGCACTTGAACGCAATGCACAACGTGCTAGAAGTGTTCCAGAATCCATCGTCGTTCAGTCTTGGAAGGACGTTCAGTCCAACATCGGTAAGTTCAACAACCACTTTGGGTCAGGTATGATCATTGTGGATAACAACGATGCTGGTGAGGACGTATTTGGTAAGGTCTGGAAACGTGTGCAGGGTCTTCTTCGTAACAAGGTTTCGAATGGACGTGCAAAGTCTTGGATTGCAAGGGAAATGCAAAAAAGGCGTCGATAATCGAAAAAAGTTGTTGACAAACCCCTTTTCGTGTGGTATAGTTAGTTATACACTGAGAAAAGGAAGACGTTATGATGAATTGCAACTGGATATTTCGTGACCTGATGATCAAGAAGCGGATCATGAGAGAAGCAGGGATTGACATTTCCGAGTTGGAAGTCTGGAAGGATGGTAAAGACCCTGAGAAGCGTATCTCTGAAGCTTTCAAGAAAGCTGGGTTAAAGATGCCGAATATGAATGGTCGAGGTCGGGCATAATGATCCTCACCCTCAAGGGCATCACCAACAAGGGTAAGAATCGTATTCGGGAACACGGAGACAAGTGGGAAGTTCTAGAACTTCCCCCCGGCGTTCTAGGTATGGACCCCAAACCCGCATTGCCCCCCATAAAATCACTGAAAACAGGTGAATGGCGTTGGCTAGATGATGTGAATTTTTCTTGGATTCCGAGTCGATTTTGATTGACAAACCCCTTTTCGTATGGTATGATTAGACATAATC